TAAGTATTGTTTTTGGATGGGAATACATCGGTGATTATATTGCCATCATTTGTGAGTGCTGCAAGGTTATCACAAATAAGCCTAAAAAAATCGCGCCCGGCTGTCCTGCGAAAAGTGTCCGGCACAAAAGCCAAGAATCTGGTATGCGCGTGAGATTTTACCCACGGCCATGTCAATCAGGTTCCGGGTCTCCGGGTCTGACACCTCCGCAAGGGCTGCTTTGAACGCCTGCTCCGCCTCGTCCACCTCCGGCACATCGAACCGCTCCACGAGCTGTTGCGCCGTCTCTGAGGTGGCAAAGTTGCGGAGCCGCGCCGTCTCCCGTTCCCAAAGCTGCTGCGGGGTGGGTGCTGGCGGCTGCGTCCGTGAAAACCAACGGGAATAAAAGTCGTCGGCCATTGTGATACCTCCTGCGGTTTCTTTTTCTACTTTTTCTTTTATACTCTACTTCCCTTTACTTTACTTCTCTTTACTATACTATACGGCTTTCCGCCGTCCGAAATCCGGCTGCGCGCTCTTTGTTGTCCTGCTCCGCCCCGGATATTCCGTTTCGCCGAGGTTTTCTCCCCGGAAACTGCCGCATAGCGGGCTTTCCTCCGCCCGAAACGAAAATCCAAAACTCGAATTATTTGGTGTATTTTCCACCTAAATTCTCGCAAAATAGTGGCAAGTAGAAAAATAGGTTTTCCGTCTCGGTGATTTTCGGAAATTCTCTCCCCGGAAATCGCCGCTTTTTATTTGTCCGGCTTCGGGGCCTCCATGTCGATGCAGTTCATGACCCTCTGCCGCTTGATGTACTGCTCCTCCCCGACGGCCTCGAGTTGGTTCTTGTGGGTGAGGAGCGTAACCGTTCCGCCGTAGGCCTGCACCACGAATCCGTACTGCGCTGCGAGGCCCACGACCTCGTTCCAATGGCTGTCCAGCTCCTTGAGCTTGTCCATGTTCACCATCATGCTCCGCCCCTCCTCGCGGTCTTTTTGGTCTTGACGATAACTACCTGCTTCTCCACGCGGTAGATGTCGAAAACCTCCTGTAGCTTGTTCGTACCCCGGTAGTTGCGGAGGGAATCGTACCTGCGCTTGGCCTCCTTCTCCTCCTCGTACTCGATGCACATATTCTTCTTCTGGCCGTCCGCGAGGAACGCAATCAGCGCGAGCGTTTCCTCGCTTTTCCGGCCCGCGCTGCCCTTGCGCTGGGGAAGGGTTGGTAGGTCGTATGTAATCTTCATTCAGCTCACCTCCATGATGTAGGGTGTGTACTCGAGGTTGTCCTCGGTGATGATGTCGTTCCATGTCAGCCCCTCGGTGCCGGGCACAGGGTCGTCGAGGCTCAATGTCTTTATCTGTCTGCTCTGCTTGCGCTTTTCGTGGCCGACGGCGGAGCGCATCGCGCTCCATGCGATGGTGGTGAACTCGTAGCGGTACAGCTTTGGCTCCCTGAACCATCTCTCGACGGTCAGCAGGTAGCGGAATATCACCACGTCGAACCACTCGTCATGCGGGAGCTTTTGCGCCCGGAGGAAGCTGTGAACTATCCAGAGGTTTGTCTCTGCAACGGCTCTTTCCTCCGGCGTGAGGGGTTTAAGAGCCGACCGCATTCATTACCCCCCCCCCCCCCATTCTGCGCGTCGGGTCGAACTCTCTGCCCTCTGCGTATCCCTGTCGGTACGCTCCGGCGGAGAGGTTGTCCTCTGCGCTGGATTTGAAATGCTCATGCCCGAGGTGTTGTGCGGCCTCTGTGACCTCTTTCGGCATCACAAGTACAAGGCCCCATTCCTCCCGGTTCTCCTCTCCCTGCCGCTCGAAAGCTGCGTCAACGCCCCGGACGAAGCCGTATCCGTAGCTGTCGCACTCCTGCTTGATGAATTTCGAGTAGTAGGCGGTGTAGTCTGCGTACTCGCGCTTGATGTTCTTTATCCCGGCCCGTATGCAGTCCACGGCGTATTTGAAAACAGCTATGCAAATTTCCACGTCGTCCTCGAGGCCGATGAATCCCACGTGCTGCGTCTGCTGGCCGTAGTAGCGTTTCCTGTACCCCTTGCAGCAGTAGCTCTCTCCAATGGTCGCGGAGAGCGGTACAATCCACGGCTCCCGCCGCTTGCTGCAAGTGATGTCCGTCAGCACATCCTTGACAGCCTGCTTCTCCGCCTCCCGGCACTCCCGCTCCGTGAGCTTATGCTCTGCCATGAGCTGCCGGGCCTTGAGGAGGGCGGCCCGTGCCTCTGCCTCCACCGGGCTTTCTGCCAGCGCGAGGAGCTTCCTGATCTTCTCCTTGTAGTCGATTGCCATTGTCACCTTACCTCCAATCTGGAACGTGGTCGCCGTAGCCTGCCTTGATGTGCGCATCTAGGACTTCAATCGCCTCCGGGGAAAAGACGTACTTGCTGCGGTCGGTCATAACCTCCCGGAGCTGCGATATTGTAAGCGAGGGGTAGGTCTCGTGAACAATAACGAGGAAATCGCTGGTGGCTTTTGTCGAGCCTGCTATTCGTCGTTTCCGTCCGGGAGCGTAGTATTCCACATCTTTGTGGTTTTTGGGGTATTTAGGCATCTGCCTCAACCTCCCTCCGGGCCTCGTCGATGCGCTCCTCGAGGCGGGATTTCCGGGTGTAGCGGTTCGTGTTCTCCTTGTAGAAGCAGTAGCCATCGAACTGCCAGTAGCCTCCGCCGAGGTCGTGGAACGTGATGTACGTGGGCCTGCTGGCCCCGCGCTCGTCTACCTCGCTGCTGTATGGCTCCCCGCCCTGCGTGCAAAAGGAAAGCATCAGGACGGGCGGTACGCTGTCTACAAAGTGCTGCACCATGTCGTCGTCCACCTTGTCTCCGGGGAAACAGAAGTCCTCGAACGAGGGCAGGCCGCTTGCCTGCCAGCCCTCGTAGGTCTTGACCGGGTAACTGTCGGTGATTCGCTTTCTCTCCGCCTGCACCAGTTCGAGGATTGCGAGCCGCTGCTGCGCTGTGAGCTTCACGTCGTCCCCATTTCCGCAGGGGAACGCCTTGAGGCCGCTGATAAGCAGGTCAACGTCCACCACGCAAGTCGTTATGTACTGGCCCCTCCGGGTGATGTCGAACTCTACAGCCTCGCGGCTGTCCTGTGAGCCGCGCAGGTATTTGTACTGTGTCATTGCTGTTCTGCCTCCTCCATTTCTTTCAGTTTTTCTACCACCTTGCCAAGGGCATATCTACCGTTCGAGGTAATCTGCCGCTGCCACGCGCCTTGCGACGGTGCCCATTTGAACCCGTTGCTTTTCAGCAGGTCGCGGACTTCCGGCTCCGGTTTCCCGTCGAAAATAATTTGGTAGCGCATAGCTTCCGTATTCTCTACGACCTTAAAGGTCTTGTACTCCACCTCGGAGCTGCCCCTCTCTTTGATTGTTTTCAGCTTCTTAATGCGTTCCTCTACCCGGTGGATATTCGCGTTGTTGTTCGAGAGCGCATAGTCCGGGTAGCCAACCCTGCCGCAGTAATCCGGCTTGCGAAGCTCCTTAATGGCCTCCTCGCTGTAGCCCATTTCCCTCAACAAATCGTCGCCCGCCTCTGTGTCTTTGAGCCGGATAGCGCGGTTCGCTGCTCTCATCTGCTCCTGCAAAGTTTTCATATCCTCCAACTTTTCTTCCGGCTTTTCGACTGCCCTCTCGTCGTCCAACTTGATAATACCCCTGCCGTTGAGGATACTCTCTATCTTGCCGAGGATTTTCTGTGCCTCCTCATAGAACTGGTGATTTCTCTCCCATGCGGCCACCTGTCTCTCTTTCTTTCTGACTGGGAAATTGCCTGCGCCCGAAATCATAACCGACGGGCACATCATGCCGATACTGGCCTCTCGGTTGTAGTAGTCTGCCATCTTCTTTGCGTAACGCGCCGCCAGCCTATAGGCCCTCTCTGCCTCCTCCGGCCTCTCTGCGGCTACTCGGTCAGCTAAGTCATAGGCCCGGTCTGCCGTCCGGCGGTATTCTGCTGTCGTGCTGCCCTCTGCATAGTCTCTCATGGACATCATGTTGTGCGCGGTTCTCGCGCTGCTCTCATTGATGGGGTAATAGGTTCTCTCACTCATGGTCTGTTCCCTCCAAATCTGTGTTGTGTGTCTCGTAGTAACGGATAAGGGCTTTCAGCCCTCCTGCGTCAATGGTGAGCGTATTGGTATCTCCGTACCAATGGCTCAATCTCGCGCCGTAGTGTTCCTCGTTCTCGCTGGTCTCATGGGCCAGCATTTGCCGGAGCTGTTTCACTTTGTATTCGTCCATTTACGTCGCCCCTCCTAAATCTGGTCTACGACACTCTCCGCGTCGTCGAGATATCCGTAAGCCTCGTCAAGCATTTCGATATAGCCCTGCATTTCCTCGCCGCGCTCCCCATTCTGGAAGTTCTCAGGAAGATTGTCGTAGGCCTCCTGTTCTTCATCTTTCACGCTTTCGATGATTTCTTTGACCTCCCCGATTTTCTCGAATGCCTCTGCGAGCCTTTTTCTACGTTCCTTGTTCATAGCGACCTCCTTAATTGAATTTCGTCATGTGCTCTGCTTCTGCCGCGCAATCGCGGCACTCCTTGATGTCCTCAATGGCCTTACGGAGGGCCTGTGCGTAGAACGCCGGTACCATGCCGCCGTATGCGTACTGACAGGCCTCCTTTTCCTCCTCAAGCTCTTTGAGGAGCCTGCTGTAGTCAATCACGCCTATTCACCTCCACGAATGCTACGGGCCTGCCGTTATCGCTATAGGTGCCGAAAAGCACCCGCCCCTCTGTGCCGCCCGGTGTCAGCTCGTAGGCCGCCGCCTGCTCCGGAGTAATCGGTTCCCGGTACTCAACGTAGCCCCACGCTTCCCGGCCAATCTCCTCGCAGTAGATTTTGCCGTCAAAGTTGGTGACGGTTTCCGTTCCTCCCTGCCGTGGGTAAGTTCCCGGCCCGAACGGGCGTTGCGTGCTATAGTACCTCATTCGTCCTCGCCCTCCTCTCCATATCCCAAGTCCTCTGCCGCGTTGATGTCCCTCTCGGTAATACTGCCGTAAGTATAGCCGCTATCATTGCGGAGGTAGACCGGCCTATCCTCGTCGAAATCCTCAAGGATTTCAATAAGCTCTCCGACCGTAAGGGTGCGACCACATTGGTCGGGACCGTAGCCGTTTCTCTTGCCGTCGATAAAAAGTGCTTTCATAGTGTTATCCTTTCTCCCCGTAGGCCCGGTAGGTCAGGCGGGTTTATTACCAATCGTGGCTCTCGAACTCCTCGAGCGCGTTCAAGGCTGCAAGGTGGATTTTCATGTACTCGTCAGCAGCGGCCTCCTGCCTCTTGACGAGGCCCTTGTCGGCTGTCTCGCTCTCCTCATATTCGTGTTGGAGCTTTCTCGCCCCCTTGTAGTCCTCGTTGGTCTTTGCCTCTTCTTCGAGCAGCAGGCGGTGGATATATTCCAAAGTCTTGATAGTCATGTTGTACCCTTTCTCCCCGTCTCGCCGATAGGTCAGCGTTCTGTTTTGCGTCAATCCTCTTTTACGCAAAACACTTTTGTCCCATTTTGGGGCGTTCTACGGTAAAAAAATTAGGCAGCCTCACGGCTCGCATAGATGCCGGAGATATTCAAGAACAAATACCAGTAGCCCTCCGCAGTCTCCTCAACTCCCCAGCTATAGGTGCCATTCTTGCTGTACGCCTTGATTTCCTCTGGGTCGTTCGACCAAGCGGGCCTCCACCCGGTCGTGTCCTCAAAGCAGCCGCTCTCGCAGCTTTCTCTCATGCACTCTACCCATCCGGTGATGTCGCTGCTAACCACCCGGAACGTCTTTTCAAAACGTCGGAGAGCCGTCTTGTAGCTCTTGCAGGCGGTGAACATATCAATCGAGATTTTCCAGCCGTCGTCAATCGCCACCGGGATTTCCTCGTAGTCGCTGGCGTTTTCAAAGGTGGCCGTCCAGCTCTCGTACTCGGCATAACTGCTGAAATTCTTCATCATAGTTTCCTCCTTAATGTCCCCTTTTCGGTTCCGAGGTTTCCTTTCGCATTGCGCTTTCCACTTGAGGCCCGTAGGCTGGGTGGTGCTGTCCACATTCTGTTTTGTCCTCTGACCCATTTTGGGGAAATATCTTTCGTTTTCCTTGACTGTAGCTTTATTATAGTCCCTATTTGGGGCAATGTCAACCAAATTTCCAAAATATTTTTCCAAATTGCCACGTTTTGGGGCATTTTGTTGACTGTGCTGTATTCAAGGTATTGGAATTGTGGACTGTGCCCCATTCAGGGCAAAAAAATAAAGCCCCTCCCACGGATTTCTCCATGAGAGGGGCTGGCCCGTCTTTTCAACGGGTCTGTTATTCTGCTGTCTGGACGGTCGGCTCGGATTTGAGCTGATTTACCGCCGTCTGCGCGATGGTCGCGGCGGTGGCTGCTGCTGTGCTGGCGGCGATGGCCGTGGTGTCGGCCTCGCTCTCCGCCACCGGGAGGGCAATGGCGAGTGGTTCCGCGAGCTTCTGCTTGCGCACCTCCGCCTCGATTTTGGTCGTCAGGTACTCTGTGATGTCGCCGTAGGCCGATTCAATAAACGCCTGTGCCGCCGGGCTGATGGAGGCGATACAGGCAGCGAGAGACTTCTGTAGGGCCTCTTTCTGTGCCTCCACCGTGAACTCCCCGGCGTTCTTGAGCGCGTCCACGTAGGTCTGGCTGGTGGCCGCCACCGCGTCCGCGATGGCGTTGGTGATCTCCTTGATATACCCCTGTACCTTGATGTCCTCGGTCTCCGCTGCGGCGTTGTCCCCGGCCTTGCGAATCAGCACGATAACGTACCCCGCGACCACCGGGACGGCTGCCGTGACGACCGCCGTAAACAGGTTCATCAGAAATTCTTGCATCGTGTTCTCCTCCTTAATCCGGGAGCTTCAAGACCTGTCCGGGGCGAATGGTGTCGCTGGACAGTCCGTTGAGGCTCTTGATTTCCGTGTAGCGGCTGCCGTTGCCGAGGTATTTCGCGGCGATGGCCCAAAGGCTGTCCCCGGCCTTGACGGTATAGGTCTTGCCGCCCGTGCTGCCGCCGGAGATGTCCGCCTCGTTCACCCAGCCGTACACGGTGCTGCCGCCTCCGCTCACGGCGACGAGGTGGTACGGGTGCTTGCTCTTGCCGAGCTGGTAAATCTGCGTGATTTTGGCCTTGCCGGGCTTGCAGCTCACTCCACTGGCCGCGTTCGCGCTGGTGTAGTGGGTGCTGCCCGTGAAGTTCACTTCATCGCCAACCTTGTAGCTGCCCGTGGTGGTCGTCCCGGTGTTGCCGCCCGTGCTGCCGCCGGAGATGTCCGCCTCGTTCACCCAGCCGTACACGGTGCTGCCGCCTCCGCTCACGGCGACGAGGTGGTACGGGTGCTTGCTCTTGCCGAGCTGGTAAATCTGCGTGATTTTGGCCTTGCCGGGCTTGCAGCTCACTCCACTGGCCGCGTTCGCGCTGGTGTAGTGGGTGCTGCCCGTGAAGTTCACTTCATCGCCAACCTTGTAGCTGCCCGTGGTGGTCGTCCCGGTGTTGCCGCCCGTGGAGCCGCTGGTGCTGCCTCCGAGCTGCGCCGTGACCTTGCTGGCGAGGTCGCCCATCCGTGCGTACATCCAGTCGCCGGGGCAGCTCTTTTTTGCAAACCACCTATGCACTGTCAGCACCATCTCGTCCGACTTCGGGGCGTAGTTGAGCGTCTTGGTCTTGTCGCCCAGCCAAAGCAGCTTCTTTTTCCCGTTGCGCTTGCAGATGTCCACGCAAAGGGCGACGAGCTTCTGATAAACCACGTCCTTAAAGGCATAGGGGTCGGTGGTGTCGGAAGCGCACTCGATTGTCACGGCGCGCTGGTCGTTCTCCGGGGAGGAGGAGCACCAAGAACGGTTCTTCTCCTCTACGCACAGGAGCACCCGCCCGTCTGCGCCGATGCCGTAGTTGCACGATGCCTCTTTCGATGTAGGCAAAAAGATATTTCCCAGCGTCTCCACCGAGCACTGGCCCACCACACAATGGGGTGTGATGCGGTCAATAGCGTGGGTGCGCTGGCCAGAATGGTTCGGACTGAGCTTTGTGTAGCTCACAAGCGAACTGTTACTCATAGTGTTACCTCCATTTCCGGGCTGGTCGGTCTTTCCTACGTACTTCTTGTAGTAGTTCTGGCCGTAGCCTGCCCTCTTGTTCTTTACTGCTGTGCTCTGGTCTGCCGGGCGCTCGAAGTTGAGGAGCACACTGTCGCTGGCCGTCTGCACGTCGCTGGCCGTCTTGAGGGTGTCCAGCACCCCCTTGTACCCCTCTGTCAGCTCCTTGAGCAGGAAATCGAGCTGCATTTCCAAGTCCCCGATGGACTTGCCTGCGGCCTGTGCAAAGACGAGCAGCCCCTCTTTCCGGCTCCAAAAAGTCCACTGTGCAAGGCCGTACCCCGCGCTGTCGTGGACGAAGTTGCCGTAGCTTCCGTTGTCTACGGCGGTGGTGTACGCCGCGTCGGTGTAGCCCAGTTTCTTCTCATAGCTGTTCTGTAGGTTCTTCGGGTTGAGCGCGCTCTCTGCGTAGAGGTTCCCCATAAGGCCCGCCGCGCCCGCTGCGCTCAATCCTTTCCCAACGAGGTAGTTCCATATCTTCTCCTCGTTCGTCTTTCCTGTCAGCATTGCCTCTCCTTTCTACTGGCCGGAGCCGGACGAATCCATCGGCTCCACCCCGGTGGTGTCGGCGGTCTGCGTGGCCGCCGCCCGCTTGTCCGGCCAGTTGTTGTTCTTGCTCAAATTCTCCACGAGGGACTTGATGGCGTAGGCCAGTACCACGCCAATAATCTCCGTGACCGCGACCTGTGAAAGGCTCTCCGCAATCTGCATCTTGTCGAGGTACGCGAGGATATAGCTGCACCATACCCAAGCGAATCCGTTGGCGAGGCAGACCCAAACCACCTTTTTCATGGTCTCCGTTCGTTTCTTCTCCTCGCGCTTGCCGCCTGCGCGGAGGGTTTTCACCCTCCGGCGCAGGCGTTCAAGGCTGCTTCTGCATAACAGAAAGCTAACCAAGGCTCCGGCGAAAAAGGCGGCCATAATCATAATTCCGATTTCCATAGCCCCTCCTCAAAGCCCAATCTGCGCGAAAATAAAGCCGAGGAAAATACTGACGACCGCCGTGGCAATATAGCTCACGACTTTTCGCCACATCTCCCCGTCGCGGCCCTCAAGGACTTCCATCCGCTCTCCCTGCCGCTCCTGCTCTTTTGCCATGCTCTCCATGCTCAATGCCAGCTTTTCTACCGAAGTCGTAAGAGCACCGATTTGGCGCACGTTGTCCTCAAGCAGCGCAATTCGCTTGTCTTGCCTCTGGTTCTGCTCCTCGAGCCGCTTGCGGAACTCCTCGTGTTCCGCTCTTGAAATCGCGTCGTCCACTTCTTCCTCCTTTCCCGCCTGCCGCGCGACAAAAGTAAGCGGGGGCGCGCCCGCGCCCCCGCTCCATTACTCTCCGATTAGCTTCTCCCTTTCGGCTGCCGCCGCTTCCATCTTTTCCTCGATGTCGGCCACGGCCCCGAGCTGCGCAAGCGCATCTGCCTGCGCCTGAATGATGTCGGCCTGCTCCTTGACGAGGCCTGTCAGCCTTGCCACAAGCTCCGCCGCCGTCATTCTGCGTACTCCTCCCCGGTGATCTCCGCGTACTGCTCCGCGCTGATTTCGCCGTCAGCGACGCGGCCCGCGAGTACCTGCTTCACCCCGCTCTGGCGGGCAGCGGGCATCTCCGCCCAAGTCTTTGTTCCAGCAACCAGTCTGTTCGCCCAAATCTCGTTCATCAGTTTTCACCTCCGCTCATTGCCATAATCATTTCGTCCAGCTCACAAAGAGCGTCCTCAACCGCCGCTGCGTTCTCTGTCGAGGCCGTGTCCAGTTCGCACAGGGCCTCCTCGATTTCCACGATGGCGGTGTTGGTGTTCTCCTCGTTTTCTGCAATCCGTGCCCGGTTGCGGAAAACGTACTCGGAGACCTCGCCCTCGGTAATGACGGCCTGCGGCGCGTCCGGGATTGCGCTCCCGCCGCCGATGTTGTAGAGGTCGCCATTTACGGAAATGCCCTCCGCCTGTGCTTCCTCTGCCTCGACGTATGCGCCGCTGACCTCATTCTTCCTGACGTAGCGCGGCTTGTCGCAAAGCGCAAGCAGCACCCCGCCGCTGATGATTGCGTACATCGTCTCTTACCTCCTAACCTTGATTTTCAATGCGTCCGCGAGCTTTTGCAGTTCCTCCGGCTCCGCCGCAAAGAAGTCCTCATTGAACAGAATTACCTCCACGTCCTGCCGCAGGAAGTGGCTCCACTCCCTTTCCAGCATCTCAATTTCCTCGTCACTGAAACGCTGCCGCCGTCCCTCCGCACTATACCGTTCCCGGTTGCTGTAGGCGATGGCGTAGGTCAAGGCCCCGCGCTCGAGGCCCCGTCCGTCGTCGTTCCGGGCGAAGTGCTTTTTTGCGTTCTCGCTGGTGCTGTAGCAGATGGCCCTCCCGTCCGGCATCACAATGGAATGCCCCTCCGTGTGCAGCTCCGTCCCGTATGGGATGTTCAGCCGCTCCCCGCATAGGGCCAGCTCCTTGTACCTGTGGTGCGTAACGTAATTCATGCCGCTGCTTCCTCCTCTCTGACCGAGCCGTGCCTCCTGTAAATCCAGCCCGCCTCCGTCTTGGTCGCTTTCATGGTGCATTTGAATTTCTTTCTCCGCGCCATCAGCTCCGCCTCGAACAGCCGGACAAATCTCTCGTCCATCGTCCGCAGCGTGTCATAGCTGTTGCACCGCAGCGCGTGCGCCCTCCACGACTGGTAGGACTGGAAAATGTCCTCCGCCGAGAGTTTGCCCTCGTCCAGCCACTTCCGGAAAACTTTCATCTTCCGGCGCATGGCCTTGATACTGCTCCTGTTCAACTTCATCGTCACCTTGCCTCCCTCCCCGAGCGTTATCCGCATCTTGAGGAATTTGAAGCTGTGGTGCCGGAACGGGGTAATCCTGCATTTCTTCTCGCTGAGTGCTATCCCCATCTCCTCCGCCATCTTGTGCAGGCATCGGTCGATGTCCCGCAGCTCCTCGAGCGAGTTGCTGATCGCGTACCCGTCGTCCATGTACCGCCCGTACCCGTGTATGCCGCGCACGTCTTTCACGTAATGGTCTATCGGGCTTGCGTAGTCCAGCGCGATAATCTGGCTTATCTCGCTCCCCAGCCCCACGCCACGCTTGCGCTCCGCCTCCTTGTCCGCCGTTTTCATCCTCTGAAAATCGTCCACAAATTGGCAGAACAGGGCGTAGAGGCGGTCGTCCATGATTTTCGCCCTCGCCCTCCGCTTGATTTCGTCGTGGGGCAAGCTCGCAAAATACCCCTTGAAGTCGAATTGGTAAATCCCACCCTCTGTCCCGAACTTCCTGTAGTGGTCTTGAAGATGCTTCTTGAGCCGCTTTAGCTGGAAGTCCATACCCTTGTCCGCAAGGCTCGCGCCGTTGTCGTAGATGAAGCTGCGCGAATATGCCCGCGTCAAAAGGTTGCTGCATAGGCACTTCTGAATCGCCCTCTCCTGTATCGGGAGCGCGTCGATGTTCCGTTCTTTCCCGTGTTCAATGGTCGTGAAGCTCTGAAAGCCCCGGAACTTCCTCGTGCCGTTCTGTAGTGTCTCATAGGTCTTGAGGCTTTCTGCCAGCAGGTTCGTCTCGAAGTTTATCGTTGACGTTTTCCACCTCGCGCCGTTGCAGCAGGCCTTGCCCGCCTTGCAGAGGTTCCCGAACGACATCACCTCGTCGAAGCTCGCGCCTCCGGCCTCCTGCGCTTTCTGCTGCCTCCGCGCTTTCCGCCGTTGGTATCTCGCCTCGCGCCTTTCGCTGCTGTTCAATTTTCTCTTGCCTCCTGTGCCGCCAAGATGCAGTCTCCCACACGTACAGCGACATGGCCCTGCGGGTGGTTTGCGGGGTGCATCACTCCCCGCACCTCTCCCGCCAGCCATGACGGTTTTCTCGTAGCTGCATAACGGTTGCTCATGTAACCGGGGCACTCCCGACAAAATCCCCAGCCATGCAAGAAGCGTCCGGGCCTCCGTATCGTGTGGTCTGTTTAGGATTGAAGCCCCGTCTCCGGGGCCAGTCTCCAAGGGTCAAGTCCTCCTTTAAGTTTTGGGGCGCGGCTTCGCATTTCGCTACTTGTTCTGGCCCCATTTTTCCTTAAATCCCGGCGCAAAGCCATTCGAGTAGTTCGCGTTGTTGTTGCTGTTGCTGCCGTCGGTGTTGACGAGCCTAAAGTTGTTCGAGTTCGTCGCATTGACGGAGCGGAGCCACCAGTTGCAGGCGGTGCCGTCAGAACTTGCCCTCCAAAAATCACGCTTTCCCGGCCTCCGCCGCCTTTCGGCGGTAGCCGTTCCACCGCTTTTTGTCGCTCTCCAAAACTGCCCGGAGCCGGGACAGTACATTGTTCGCCAGCGCCGTCCACGTCTGGAAAACCTTTTCGTACTCCGCCTTGCCCGCAAAGAAGTTGTTTCCCTCGTCAACCAGCTCGTAACAAAAAGTAATCTCCCCGCAAATCGCGTCCGCGCTGCTGCACGCTATCATCAAGTAGCGGTGCCGCAGCTCGTAGTCGTGCTCGCTGATGTCCTTGTGCAGGTATATCGCGTTCCCCTTGATGGCGTTAAGATATATCTCCCTCGCCAGCTCCGTCAGCCCGTTGGTCGTGTCCCGGTAGCTCTTGGGAAATTTCCGCGTCACCCGCACCGTGTACTTGCGCAGTTCCCTCGCGTCCGCAATAAACTGCGCCGCCGCATCTTTCCTCCGCGACTTGTAAACTGCCACCCCCTGCGCCCTCCTTTCACTCTGTGCAGTCCTGTCGTTCCGCTGGCGGGGGCTTTCGCCCCCACCGCTTCACTTGGTTTCCTGATTTTGGATTAGGCCACCTTAAAGCCCGGCGCAAAGCCACGCGAGTAGTACGCGTCGCCGTCGCCGTAGCTGCCGTCGGTGTTGACGAGCCTAAAGAGGTTCGAGTGCGTCGCATCGACGGAGCGGAGCCACCAGCTGCAGGCGGTGCCGGTCGCGTTGTGCTTGTACTTCACGCGGCTGTTGCCGTTCTTGTAGTAGTCGTACTGCTTCTGGTAGTTCTTCTCCGCGCTGTTGGCCCAGTACCGTGTGCCGAACACCTCGAACTCTGCCAGCAGCCAGATTTTGTCCTGCGTCGCCGTGACGTAGCTGGCATTGTCGCTGCCGCCGCCCCGGTTGTCGCTGTACTTGGTGCAGGCCACAATCACATTCTGCCATGCCGCCGGGAGTGCCGCAAGGAACGCCGGGCAAATGGTCTTGCGCATATAGCTGCCCTCCCAGCCGCCGGAGTTGGTGTTGCTGGTATTCATGCGGAATGCCGCGCTGCTGCCGTAGCTGCTGTACTCGCTGTCCACAAAAGCGATGTCGGTGCCGCTGGCATTCTTCCCGAACTGGAAATGGATGCTGTTGCCGCCCTCAATGCTGCTGTTGTGGTTGAATCCGAGGATAAAGGCATAGTAGGTGCCGTTGATACTCAGCGACCCCACCTTGCCGTTCACCGCGATAGGCACCTTGTCGCCCGCGCTCCAAAGGTTCGCCGCCTGCCCGGACTGCGCCGCCTCCTTGATGGTGGACGGGTCGTTGTCCGCGAGCGTGGGGTTCGCCGCTTTCACCGTCACGCTGACCGTCTTGTTCGCCGGGGCCGTGTGGTTCGTCCCCTCCGCGCACTTGACCGTGATGGTGGCCGTGCCGCTGTTCTTGCCCGTGATGGTGATGGTCGTCCCGTTCACGCTCACCGCCGCCACGTTCGCGTCGCTGGACGACGCGGAAATCGCGCCGTCGCCGCTGCGGGTGGCCGTGACCGTCCCGGTCTTGGTGCCGCCGCTCAGTGTGAGGCTGCTCTTGTCCAGCGTCAGGCTGCCCGCCGCTTTCCCAATCTTCCACACCACCGTTTTCGCGCCGGTCGTCCCGTCGCTGAACTGGTAGTTGGCTTTCGGGGTGAACGTGGCATTGTAGCTGCCCGCGTTGGTGCCGGAGGTCGTGCCCCCCAGCGTCACTTTGCTGCTGTCGTAGTTGGCCCACTGGGGGGACTGCGCCGCGCCCGTGTAGGTCAGGCTGCCGCTCTGCGCCGGGGTCGCCACATTCGCCCGGCCAATCGTCCAGTTGACCGTCTTGGCCTCGGTCGTGCCGTCCTCCCACTTGTACCCCTCTTTCGGGGTGAACGTCACCTGATAGGTGCCCGCGTCGGTCGCGCTCTGCGTCCCGCCGATTGTCAGCGCGTTCGGGTCATAGTTGTTCCAGCTCGGAGACTGTGCGCTGCCCGTATAGGTCAAGCTGCCGCTCTGCGAGGGAACCGCGCTGATTTTGGTCGTCATTTCCGTGATGGCCTCCTGCGCTTTCTCTGCGGTCTCTTTGGCCGACTGCGCAATCTTCCTCACGGCTTCCAGCTCCGCCCCCGTAACTCCGGGGACGTTTACTGCTCCATACGCCATGCCTTACTCCTTTCCGTCCTCAATCCAAAACTCCGCCGAAATTGCCTCCGCCGGAATGTTGATTGCCCGGACACGAATTTTGCCTGCCATCGTCTCGTTTGTCGCGCACAGCCCGCAGGCCTTTGCTGTGCCGAGGCTCCCCGGCGCAATCGTAATTTCCGCCCGGTCGCTCGCGGTCACTCCCTCCGCCGCGATGTCGTAGTAGTGAGGGTAGTCCCCGCCGGTCTCACTCGCCCAGCCCGTCGCAGGAATCGTAATTGCCACGCTCTGCGCCCTGTCCGCTTTGGCCTGTTCCAGCTCCTCGATTGCCTCGGTCGCCGTCTTTGCCAGCTTCGCTACAAGGCCCCCCGCGTAGTCTCTCGCTTCCTCCGCGCAAGCCCTCAAGTGCTCAAATACCGTGATTTTGCTCATGCGTGACACCCCCCATCATCGGAAAAAATAACAGGGCGGGATTGCTCCCGCCCTGCTTCGCTCATTTTCCGTTGTTGGGTTAGGCCTGCTGCTCGGTCGCAAAGACCTCGTTCAGCATCTCCTTCACTTCCTCAAGGGTAGCGACCTCCATGCCGTCGAGCTTGGCCTTGTCCGCGCCGGTCATCAGGCCGTCCGCACCGTTCGCCACAGCGGGCTTGTAGGTGGTGTCCTGCGCGGGGATGCCGAGGCCGGTGATGTCCGCCTTAGTAACGGCGGTGACCGCGCTCACATGGCCGGTCGCGTCCACAGTCACCTTGTAGAAGCCGCTGGCCTGCTCAGTGTAGGCAGGGTGGGTGTAGTTGTTCGCACCCTCCGCGATACCGGCCAGTTTCTCTTTCTCCTCGGTGGTGTAGTCGTTGGTGGAAAGGCCCTTGCCCTCCTCCTTCTCGACGTAGTTGGTGAGGTCAACAGTGGTGTCGTCCAGCAGCACGACCTCGTTCTCCGCCTTGGCGTAGATGTCGTAGTGCTTGGTCTTGCTGTTCATCACGAGGTACATCACGTTGTCCTCGGCGGTCTCCGCGTCGGGAACAGCGTCCACCTTCTTGAACGAAGCGTGGCCGGTCTTAGCGATAGCGGTCTGGATGGCCTGCGCGACCTCGCTGTTGGTCTGGAACAGGCTGTCGTTCGCCAGCTCGGAGACCTTAGTGGGAACAGCGATGTTCACAGCCTTTTCGCTGACCTCCTGCGCCACGCCGTTGACCTTGACGGTCTCAATCACGTTGGGCTGGCCGCCGGTGGTTTCCAGTCCCTGCACGCGGTCGGACAGCTCGGTGACGCTCTCCTTGGTCGCGTACTTCTGCTCCGCCTGCTTTGCCAGTTCCTGCAGAGCCTCGAGTTTGGTGAGCTTTTCCTTGTTGTAAGCCATAGTTTTTTCCTCCTTGGTAATAAAATATTTATTGTTTAACGCGGTGGCTTAACCGCGAAAAACACGAGTTAGTCGGTGCCGTCCGCACCATAGATTTCGTCCAGTGCTTCTTCCACTTCACTGTCCGTCGCGGCGATGTCCTCCACTACGGATTCGCCGTCCACCGAGAGCGTGCCGTCCGCCGAAACGGAAAGCCCCTCTCCAATCTTCACCCCGCCGAGCTGCGTGGCCGTGGCCGCCGGGAGCACATAGCTGCCGCCCCCGCCGCCGGTGGAGCCTCCGCTGCCCGCCGCCCCGTTCGAGGCGTTCAGCAGCAGCAGGCACGCCCGCATTTCTGCGGTCGGGGCCTTTTCTGCGTAAAGCCTGATTTTGCCCTCCATCGTCCGCGCCGCCGAGCACAGCCCGCACTCTTTGGCGGTCTCCATGTCCGTCGGCACCACGCTGATTACAGGCACCATCTCCTCGGTTACGTCTCCCTGCGGAATATCCACATAGAAGCTCCCCTCGGCACCCTCCTCCGCGCCCACGTCCCAGCCGGTCGCCGGGATAGTGATTTCTCGCTTGACCGTGGCCCCGGCGATAAGCTGCTCCACCACCGCCCTCGTCACAATGGAATCCGGGTCAATGGTCGCCGTCACGTTGTCCACGTCGCCCACCGCCGCAATCAGGTCAAACGTCGCCAGTTTGCCTACGGCGGAGCTGGCCGGGCGAATCCACTCCGGCCCGTTCTCTAACACAAGGTAGGTGTACGGCACCTCCCCCTCGTCGGGGTCTGCCGCGTACAGCAGGATGCCGGTTGCATAAAAGCCCTGTTCCACGTCGGAGCTGTTAATCTGCACCGTCACTTGGCATTCGCCGTCCACCGGGTTCGTGACCGCCGAAATTTTCGCGTCCATCACATAGCCCGCAGGTTCCCGCATGGTTTTGGGGGTCTCGCCCTCCGGGATTGTCCCCTTGCCGACCGCAGCCCTTGTGTAGTGCATCTGGCATCTTCCCGCCATGACCTTCCCCAGCAAGGCGATGCCCGGCGTGCTGCTGTAGCTGCCGTCCTCAAAAATTGCCATCCGTCATTTCCTCCTATCCTATCAATTTTGATTTGGTGTGCGTATGGCAGTACATACCGCCTGCGCCCTCTGTGCGGCCCGTGGCGGCCTTTTCAGTGTCAGGCGGTATTCCGTCTACCCCCGGCCTCAAAAGCCCGCCGTAGCCCACGGGGAGGTCTGTCCTGCCGCTCCTGTCCTCTCCGACCGGCGCGGTCTTGAACTCTGCCTCTGCCCGTCCGCTGTAGCCGACCGTGAGGGCCGTCCTGCCGGTTCTGTCCTCGCCCACCGGGGCGGTCTCGAACTCCGCAATCGCCCTCCCGCTGTAGCCCACGTATAGCTGCCTCCGGCTCACTCTGTCCTCGCCTACGGGCTGGGGTCGGAAGTGCGCCCCCGTCGCCCCGCCGAAGTAGAAGTCTATCCTCTGGCGGAACTTCCTCTGGATGTGTACTTTCATATCCAGCGCAAGGTGCGCCGGGATGCGCCGTTTTATCGTGTCCCACAGGTTCATCTCGTCGAAGATTTCCCCTTCAATCGTGATGAATATAACGCCCCTCTTGAAGTCAACCGCAACGGCCCTCTCCGTGTAGTTCGCTATAATTCCCCGTATCTCCGGCTCCCCGATGTGGCCGTACCCCGCAATCCGCGCTATTACCACGCGCTTCCTCTGGTCGAGCGTCAGCGGCCTCGTGTAGGTGATTTCCAGCAAGTCCTCCCACACCTTGATGGTCTCTGCGTCCGCCGTGAGGATAAAGTTGTTGAGGTACGTCTGCTCGATGTTCGCCTCCAAGCCGTCCGCCACTCGGCCAAACGCCTTGAGGATTTCCACCATCTCGAAAACGTCCCTGTAGTAGCGAGGGTAGTAGGTGATTAGCTCCTCAAAGTTGTTCTTGTAATACTTTTCGTATAGTTTCAATCAATCCTCACCTCCCCGAGGACAGGCACATCGTCCTCTCCGGGGATGATGTTCTTTGTGCTGCCGTTCAGTCGCAGGTCGGTGTAGTCCACAAGGCTTTTCAGCCCGCTCAGTATCGCGCCGATGGCCGACACCCTCACGGTTATCACCGCCTCGTCGTCTGCCCCCAGCACAAGTTCCCGGAGGTATCTCTCGATTGCCTCCGCTGCCTCCTGCTGCACCGCCTCCTGCGTGGCCCCGCTCGCCAGCTCCGCCCCGAACGTAACCTCGATTTCCAACGCGGTCGCGGCCACCGCCGTAAAGTGCGCCCCGATGTTCGCCACCCCGTTCCCGAGGCCGTCCCCGATGGTGTAGGTCTTTCCGTTCACCGTCGCCGTCATGCCCTTGTCCGCCGGGTCGATGTATTCCTGCACCTCCTGCACCTTGGCCTCGCCGCAGGGCTTGCCCGTCGTGTCAATGAGCACCGCCTTGACCGTGTTCTCTCCCAGCCATAGCGGGAAAATCCGCGCCCGGCCTACGCCGTCAATGCTCTCGCACCATGTCTTGTAGTGCTGCTTGTTTCCGTTCTCTGCCGGGCCTGCAATCTTCTCGATTACTCGGTTGCGCAGGGCCTCGTCGCCCTCTGCGTCGCTGCCGTTCTCGTAGATAGCCCCGAACGTCGCGGAAATCAATCCCTCGATGTTGTTCACCGGCACCGCCGGGGTTCCGGCATATATGTCGTTCCCCGCCTCGCCTGCGGCCTCCGCCTCAAAATACAAAAGGCCCGTTTCCTCCTCCTGCCGGAGGACGAAATAGGCCCCGTCATAGTAGAAGCGTTCCCCCGGCTCCGGGGTCACGCCCTCAAACTCTGCCAAATATTTTGCCCGCGTCGCCGCCAGCCGCGTGATACCGTACTCTCCGGCCTTTGCGTCCAGCGCGTCGCCCGTGGTGGTCGTCAGCCTTGAAAGCTCCACAACGAGGTCGAGGTCGGTGTAGAGCTTTGCGACCTTTATCAGCACACCCGAAACGGCATCATAAAAAATGCTGCCCTGCCGGGTGTCGATGCCCTCCGGCGCATTCGCCAGCACATCCTCCAAAAGCCGCTCGTATGTGTAGTCCTCAAACACTCTATATCACCTCCTCTACCTCTGTTTCTCCGAAAATCGTGTCTGCCCTAAAGGAAATGTGCGCTCCGTCTCCCTCGAAATCGACCTTGAAATCGTAGATAGACAGGATGCGCGTGTCCGGCGCAAGCGCGTCCTTCACAAATCCCTCCGTAGCGGCCTCGATATAGTCCCGTGTTGCGTCCTGCGTTATGATAGCGTCCTCAATCTCGCTCCCGTACTGCGGGTCGTAAATGAGGCACTTGAAGCGCGGCGTAATGATGGCCTTTCTGATGGCTTGGTTCACCGCCGTCAGTCCGTCCACCTTTCCGACAATCCTGCCGTTGTCGAGGTCGAGCCGGTAGGTTCGGCTGGGCTTTTCCTCTGCCTCCTTGACCGTCTCGACCGGGATGGGGATAAAGGTCTCCGGCATCTCAGCTCACCCTATCCAGCACGTAATACTGCTTCCCGTGGTTGAAAGCCAGAATGTGGACTTTCTCTCCCACCTTGAGCGCGTTGTGTACCCGGATGGCCTTGCGCCCCTCGATGGCATGGCTGTGGGAGGCAAAAGCAGCGTCGCCGCTGCCGCCGCTCTCGCTCTCCGTCCGCCAGTGTACCGTAACCTCCGTGTCAAAGTCCGTGAGATGCCACGGCACATAGGTAATGTTCTGGCCGATAACCAGCTTCTCGTCGTTGACGATTTGGATTTTCAGCGGGCTTGTGGATTTCACAATTCCCTGCAAAACCTCCGCGCCGTTCCCGACCATGCCTTGAAATAGCTGCTTGATACTGGTTTTCTCGGTTCCCTCTGCCATACCTGCACCTCCTAACTAAAAGTCCCGTCGTCTACCCAGCCATATACCCGCGTGCTGCTGTCCGTGTGTATCAGGTGCCACGGGTGCTTGGCTCCCTTGGCAATCAGCGTTATCTTCGCCGGGCCTGCTGCGCACTTGCTGCCCGTGGGATTGCTGGCCGTGCTGCTGACGTAGTGGTAGCCGCCGTTGAATTGCACCACGTCGCCCACCTTGTAGTCCTTTCCGCTGTCCTCTGCGCCCTTTTCCTCCTTGGCGAGGTCGTTCGCATAGTTCAGCTTGAGCGACATCGTGTGCTTGTTGTCCTCGAATGTGTGGGTGTCCTCGTCCACGTAAAATGTCCGGGAAATCCCCAGCTCCGGGATGATGATATAAACGCCGATACCCGAAATGACCTCGGCTATCCCCATCGCCTCCACCGAGAGCGTCCGCTCCGGCGTGCCCTTTTCCTCCATAATGCTCGCTATCAGGTCGTTCACCTGCGCCGCCGTGAGGCTTTCGTCCGGCTGGTCGATTTCCTGAAAAATGCCGATTTTCTTTTCCAGCTCGGCATTGCTCTTTTCGGCCACCGTCGTGCCCTCCTTGCTCACCATCTTCACCCGCGTCTTGATGTCCTCAATGCTGCGGCTGTAGGAGTAGGAGGTAATGTTCTGCCCCACCTCAATCACCCATTGCAAAATGTTCTCCCGCCGGGTGAGGAGGCTCAACTTGCCCTTGCTGCTGGCGACGTAGTGCCGTATGCCCGTCGCGTCGAAGTCGAGGCTCAAAGCGTCCGCAATCGCGTCGAACGCGGTCGTCTTGCTCTTTGTCAGCTCCGGGATTTTGTAGCTGCATTTCGCCACCTCTCCCACCGGGAGGCCGAAGCGGGCGCAGCAGTCGCGGAACACGTCGCTCGCGGTCTTGTTCTCGTAACAGAAAGTGTCCTTGTTGTTGGCGAGGTATATCCCGTTGTCGTAGGCCGTAAATTGCAGCTTCTTTTGGTGGCTCTGCGTCTGCGCCATGATAATTCCGCGAAATAGCTCCGTCCCGTCGTAGCTGAAAATGCACTGATGGCCCTGCTCCACGTCAATCCCGCTCCGGGCGTGCTTGTACCCGTCGTCGTCAATCAGCGTGACCGCCAGCGTCCGGGACGAGGAGCCTTTGCGCCCTTTCCACTTCACTTGCTCGACGAGCTGGGTAACGTCGTAGCCCTGTTCGCCCTTTAGGATAATCAGGCTCAATCCGTCTGCCATTGCCTCGCCTCCTCAAGGTAGTGTTAAAACCTGTCCGGGGTAAATCAGGTTGGGATTCCCGCCGATTGTCCCCTTGTTCGCGTTGTAGATTTTCGTGTAGTCCGAGCCGCTGCCGTAGAACTTCTTTGCGATGTTCCACAGGCAGTCGCCGCTTTTGACGGTGTAGGTTTTTGGCTGCACGCTGTTGTCCACCCGCGCCTCCTCTTTCTCCACGGTGGCCTCCTTGCTTGGTATGTCCACCTTGACCTGCCGGACGGTAATCTCCCGGTACTCTTTCAGCGTTATGTCGTACTGGTAGGTGCCGGGGTCTCCGCCCTCCTCGCTGTAGTTGAATTTTTCAATCGCACAGTAGAGGTCTACCCCGCAGGCCGTTGCAATCAGGTGCACCGGCTTCTTGCTCGCTTTCCAAGAGTTGATTTTCTGCACCAGTTCCAGCGGTTTCGTGAGACTGCTGACCTGTACGCCGGGGAACCGCGCCGCCGGGAAAAAGCTCGAAAAGCTGAACTCAAGGGCCGGGCGGCTCTGCATGATGATGATTTCGCCCAGCCCCGTGATGTCCATGCTGTCGTTGCTGCTCCCGTTGTTGGTCTTGAACGTCTCCGGGAGGACGGGGAGCTGTATTTTCTCTTTCTCCGCGTTGTATGTCAACCACATCTGGTACTTAATACTCATACGACATATCCCCCTCCTCGTAGATTTCGCTCTGGATAATGCTCATAAGGATAGGCTTGAGGTTTTCCCACATGATTTGCAGCACCGTCTCCCGGTCGGCTCCGTTGCCGCTCACCTCAATTGCGCCGCTGCCCGCAATTTCCAGCAGTATGCGCTTCACCTGCTCCTGCGCGGTCTGCCTGCCGGCGGAGGTTTCGCTGCCTCCGCCATTGGCAAATACCTGTAGCGGCTGCCGCTTCTCGTTCAGCGCGGCAATCAGCCGGTCGGTCTCCTGCGTCGGGAACACGGTGCTGCCCTGCTCTCCGACAATCAGCTCCGGCCCGTTCTCTCCGGCAATAAAGTAGTCCGTACTGTCGGTGGTGCCGTTGGCGTAGGCCGCCGCTGGCCGGGCCACAAGCTCCGGCCCCTGCTCGCCCGCGAGGAAAACGCTCTCCGCGTTCGTGGTGCCCTTGGCGTGGCCTGCGACGCTGCCGCTGGAAGTTACGCTCACGTGAATGGTGGCGTTGGCTGCGGACAGGGCCGACGTAACCGCGCTTGCGACCTCCCGCGCCGCCGTTACCGCGCCGCTTTTCCCGGCCCGGATTTGCTCTGCGTAGGAGCTGATGGTCGAGCTGGCGGCTGCGCTGGCCTCCTCGCTCAAGTCCATGCCATTGATGGTGTCCTGCATTTCCTGCTCAATGGCGTTCATCTGCGCCGTGAAATCCGTCTGCCAGTCCGCCACGGCTGCCGCTGCGGTCTCCTTTGCGGCCTGCACCTGTCCTACGGTTTCAGCAAGGGCCGCTACCGCCTCGGTGTTGCCGCTGTTGATTGCCTCCGCCATGCTCGCGGCCAGCCCGGCGGCCTCCTCGCTGCCGGACTGCGCATAGGCCATCAATGCCTCGTAGTTCTCTTGGGTAACACCCAAGTCCTCCGCCGAGGTGTTTTTCAGCGTCTCGACGTTGGCGCTGTAGCTCTCCCAGTAGGCAAGCTGGCTGTCGAGGGCGGCCTGCGCGTTCGCCACCGTCGCGTCCATGTCTGCCTCTGCCTCGTCGAACAAGCCGAACTGCCCCTCGAAGCTCTCGAGGGCCGCTTGGTACGCCTCGTCGTAAGCCGCGCACAGCTCCTCTACCTTGGCCCGGACGTTGTCGTAGGCCACGGCCACAGCCTCCTCGTAGGAGGCGGGGCTTTCTGCCGCGTCCTCCGCCGCCTGCGCGACCTCCGCCCAGTCGTCCTCAATTCCTTGCAGGGCCGCTTGGTTCTCCTCGTAGGCCGCGTTCAGCTCGTCCAGTGCCTCTTGGTATGCCTCAAGGTCGTCCCATTCGCCGCCAGTCCAAAAGTGATCCCAGCCGCTCATGTTGTCCATGCGCTCCTGTTCGAGCCGCACGTTCTCCTCGGCCTTGGCAATCTCCTCCTCGAGGTTTGCCTGCTCCTTTAGGAGGTCAACATACGCCTGCTTCTGCTCCGCCTGCCGTTCCTGCTCTGCTTGAGCCTCTGCCGCCTGCTTCATGGCCGCAATGCTCTTTTCGGTGCTGCTCGTCACGTCGTCATAGGACAACGCAAGGTCTGGCAGGTCGGTGTTGAGCTGGTCTATGACGGCTTTCATCTGCTCCTCTTGAGCTGCCGTCCTGTTCGTGGTGGAGGCCAAATCGTCCAGCTTTTGGATAAGCGACATCGTTCCGACCGCGTTCTGGTCGAGCGTCGTCATGCTCTCCTCATAGCTGGAAATCAGGTCGTCGTGGCTCTGCACCAGTGCGTCCACCTCTGCGGTAAACTCCTCCACCGTCTGCTTGTTCGCCTCGTAGGAGGCTGTCAGGTCGTCCACCTGATACTTGAGCCGCAGGGCCTCCTCCGAGGTCTCACCGTACTTCTCGCAGGCCTCCTCGTACTCCGCGTTGAGGTCTTGCAACTCATAATACTGCTCGCGGGTGGTCGCCGTCAGGCCCTCCACCTCGCCCAAGTCCTCTTGGAAAGCGTCAACAAGGAACAGCACCGCCGCCGTGACCGCTGCAATCGCTGCCGCAATCGCGGTGATGGGCCAAATGGCTGCCGAAAGGGTGGTGCCAAAAAGCGCGGTCGCCGCTGTCGCTACCGCCGAGCCTGCTGCGTAAAGCGCAAACCCGGCCACAACCACGCCGAGGCCCACGCCGATGGCGGTAATGGCCTTTGTGACGGCGGGGTGCTCCTGTAGGAACTCGCCAACGCCCTGCACGAAGCCCGCGAGGGCAGAGGAGCCAGCCGACACCGCCGGGGTAATCGCGGAGCCGAACGCCGCCTTGATGGAGTTTCCTGCGGCCTGCCATTCGTCTCCCATCGACTGCGCGCCCTCTGCGAGGGTTCCCACCGCGTCGTACATATCCAGCGTTCCGCCCTCAATGCCCGAAAGCACCGGAAGCACCGTGGCCTCCAAGTCCTCGTACTGCGTGCCGAACAGCCCAACCGCCGCTGCGTTCTTTGCCATCGGGTCGTCCATGCTTTCCAGCGCGTTCACGACCTCGAAAAACGCGGTGCGGGCCGTGTCTCCGCCTGCGGCGAACTTTTCCGACATAATATCGGCGTTCATCCCCAGCAGCTCGAACGCCTCCGCCGTGGTGTCGGAGCCGTCCTTGGCGCGGATATTGAACTCCTTGACCGCGTCGCCAACCTTATCCACGCTGAACACGCCCGCCTCTGCGCCGTCCACAAGGCTCGAGACGAACTCCTCCGCCGAAAGGCCGAGGGCGGAATACTGCGCCGAGTATTCGTTCAGCACGTCCAGCAGGTCGCCGTTCTTATCTGCGCCGTTCTGCGCGCCAATGGCAATCAGGTTGTAGGCTTCCTGCGCCGAAACGCCGAAGTTTTTCATCAGCGCGCCTGCCGTCCGCGAGCTTTCCGCCACCTCGTACCCGAGGACGTTGTTCAGCACGAGGGCTGCGTCTGTGGCCTCCTCGAGCGCGTCCCCGGTCAGCCCGGTCGCCGTCTTTACGTTCATCATGCTCGCGGCTACCTCGTTCAGGTTCTCCGCGCTGGAAGATGCGTAAACATCAAGGGAGTTTGACATCAACTCGTCAAGCTCCCTGCCCGTCGCGCCCGTCGCGCCAACTATCGTCTTTTCCGCCTCGGAGAAGCTGCTCGACAGCTCGTAGACTGCCCCGGCGATCTCCATCACCTTTGCGGTAATGCCCGCTGCCGCGAGCGCGCCCGCGACCGCGCCTATTGCGTCCGTGCCCTTGTTTCCGGCTCCCTCGGCCTCCTCTGCGGCCTGCTCCGAGGCGTTGGAAAGCTCCTCCGTCGCCTCGCTCGCCCTGCCGTTCGCCTCTGCAAGGGCCTCCGCTGCGTGCCCGGCCCGCTCTGCTGCCGCCTCGAGCTGGTTGAGGTCGCTCGTCCCGGAGGCCATCGTCTGGTTGTAGGCCTCCAAAGCCTCGTCTGCTTCCTGCTGGGCCTTTTCCAGCTCCCGCATGGCCTCCGCCGCCTCTGTGCTCGCCTTGGCGAGGGCCTGCTTGGTCTCTGCCGAAACGTCCTCATTATCCGCGAGCCTGTCGGCGGTCTGCGCTGCCTCGTCCATCGCCGCGCTCAAGTCCTGCTGGATTTGGGCCGTCGCCTCCATGCTCTGGCCCAGCTCGCTTGCCGACCGTTCGCACAGCTCCAGCATTCGGTTCTGCTCCTCGAGCGCGTCTGCCGACTTCATCCCCATCTCCACCAATTCCTCGGTGGAGTAGGTCGCCTCAAGCAGCTCCTTGCTGTAGTTGCCGACGGCATCCGTCCAGTAGTCCGCCTGCCCCATCGCGTCTTGCAGATTGTCGATGGAGGTCGCTATGCCGTCCACAGAAGATACCGCCGTCGAAACGCCTCCCGCAATCCCCTCAAGGGCGGCACTGGCTGCGTCCCCGGCGCGCTCCCATTGCTCCGTCATGCTCTGGCCCTTTTCGGCCATCGTGCCGAGCTTGTCGCTCATTTCGTCCACGAGCTTGAATCTCGCCAGTAAGTCAGCCATTTCCTCGCCTCCTCTCTGCTTTATGAATGTAAAAAGGGCCTCGCAAATTCTGCGAAGCCCTTTAAGCTGTCGTAATTAAGTTTTCCGGGGTATTTTCTCTCCGAAAATCCCCTTAAAGGTCTATTTTCTCCCGTTTTGGTCTGTAAGTCTTTTGGAAATCCTTTGCCACCTTGGACGGGAACAGGCCGCTCCCGGCGGCGTCGAGCTTCACGCTCTTGTTCTTTCCCTCGCTGGTGTAGGAGATTATGAGGTACGTGTCAATGGCCGCCAGCGCGCCCACCGCTGCGCCCGCTCCTCCGGCCACATACTTCCCGGAGGCGGCCCCGGCGAGTGCCTTGCGCCCGCTGCCGTCGCCCGTCACGAAGTCAATCCCCGTCACCTTGTCTCTCGCAACGCTGATTTCCTGCCCGTCTTTCTTGAACACGATTTTGTCCGGGCCGTAGAACATCTCCACCGTCAGGCCCTTTGCCAGCGGAAGCCCGCTGACGTGCTTGAGCGTCCCGCTCATGGTCGCTCCCAGCCGGGTCGCCGTGGCCTCTTTCGCTCTCTTGGCCCGCTTGGATTTCTTGTACCCTCGGTAGCTGATGTAGGCAAGCCCTCCGCAAAACAAGATGATAATGGCGGCTGCCATGATGTAGTCTCCCATTCCCTTTTCCTCCTGTTCTTCGGCTTGCTGCCTGACGTGTCATAGCACGATTTTCTTGTACTTGTACGCCCAAAGGAAGCCCCCGGCGCGTTTCTGCTTTCCCCGGAGGCAGGCGTTGATACAGGATACCCTTATCCCCGTCGCTTTCGCCGCTGCGGTCTGGCCGGGATACTCCGCCAAGACCTTGAGTGTCGCCGGGTCGATTTGAACCACCGGGGTCTTGCTGCCGTTCTTGGCCGCCGCCCTCGCTGTCCTGCTGCCGTAGTTCGTGTTCTCCTCTGCCGTCGCCCACTCAAGGTTGCTTGCGCGGTTGTTCTCCGGGTTTTCGTCTCTGTGGTTTACCTGTGGCTTGCCCTCCGGGTTCGGGACGAACGCTGCCGCCACAATCCTGTGCAGCCGGAAAGACTTTCGCACCCCTTTTCTGTCCACCAAGGAAATCTGCATATATCCATGCTTCTTCCTTGTCGGTGTGATTATCTTTACCCGCCTCACTCGCCCAAGATTGCTGACCTCGTAAAGTCCCTCGTAGCCAACGACGGGCCGCCACCTTTCCCGCATAGCACGCCCCTCCCAATGGTATTCACATTATACCCCCCCCCCCCGCCAAAAATCAATAGTTTTCGGAAAATGCCCCGATAATCGGCATTTTTGAAATTACCGCTTGATGTTGACGGTGTCGCGCCTTACGGGTTTCTTATCCTCCTCAAGCTCCGAGGCGATATAGAGGAGCTGTATCTCTCTCGGCATTCGGTAAAAATCCTCCATGCGGAGGTTGTGCCGCTGCCAGAGCACGCTCGCCCAATAGCCGTCGGTGCCGGGAGTGCTTACGAGTTTTTTGCGGCTTCCAGCTCCTCGTCGTCATTGACTGCGCTCGCCAGCCCGAGGGCCTGCATTACCATCCGGGAGACGTGCTGGTACTCGTCCGGCTTCGGGAACACCTTGAGCGGCATATCCGTCACGTCCACACAATGGTAGTAGTCCATCAGCTCCTTGTCCTTGAGGTTCGGGAACTGCAGCGCCTCCACAATCAGGTGGCGGCTGGCCCGCGCGCTGTCCTTTTCGGTTTTCCAGACTACCTCGCCCATCGCAATCAGGGGATTGCCCTTTTTGTCGGTCGCCATGCTGCGCTTGCGGTAGGCCTCGTTGATACGGTTGATTTCCTCCTGCGATAGCACCTTGATTTCCAGCGGGATTACCTCGCCGTTCTCGTCCCTGATACTGTCAAGGCCGGGGGCGGTCACAATCTCCGGCTCCATGCTGCGCATAAAATATTTGAGGTTCTTCTTGTCTGCCATGTCGTTCTCTCCTTTTCGAGATAGTAAGTATCGGCCCCTCCGGGCGGAGGGGCCGCGCGGTTACAGAATGTCTTTCGCGTTGAACGAGATCGCGTCCTCCACGACCTCGCCGCCGCTGTCGAGCATGGTGAGCGGCAAATCGCCGGTGAGGACGCAGCCTACGCAGGTGACGGTGTTGGTGCCGTACTGCTTGTAGTAGTCGCTGTTCTTGTCCTCCATAATGCCCTGAATCGTCATTTCCGGGGTCTCGTGGCTCTCCTTGTACTCCTGAATCTTCTCCTCCAACCACTTGGAGGAGCGTCTGCGGGTGATGGTGCCGGTGATGGCGTAGCCCAACCACCGGCTGCTGGGGGTCAGCTCTCCGAGCTGCCGCCCCGTCCACACGTCCGGCGTGAATTTGATTTCGCACTTAATGCTGTCCGCAATCTCTACGCCGTCGAGGTACACGTGGCCCTCGCGCAGGGAAATTGGCGCGTGATTGTATTCCATATCCTATCCTCCTCCCTTATCTCGTCTTGACGGTGAAGTAAAGTTTTTCCGCGCTGTCCACCGCCTGCAATCCTACGTTGAAGTAGGTCTCGTCGTCCACGCTGGCCTCCCGGTCTACGAGGAAATCCTCGTCATAGGAGACGTTGGTGATCGCGCCGCTGTCGTCGAACTGCCGGAGGATGGTCTTGCCGATACCCTCCATGATGTTCCAGCCCTCCTCCTCGTTATCGAACTTGTTGGGCGGGAAGTTGAGCTGCACAGCCTCTTGGAAAGTGTCGTACACGCGGATTACGCGGTTCTTGCGGTAGCTCTTGTCTTTCTTGTCCTTAAAGGTGACGAGGCTGTTGATGTCGTACTCGACCACCACCTCGTCATTCTCGTTGATGGAGAAAAAGAACTCGCCCGCATTGATGGCCGCGATAGCCTCCTCGTTGCTCTTGGGGTTCACGACGGCGGTTGCGCCCGCGTACTGGTTGTAGGTCAGGCTCTCGGTGTTGCTGGCCCCTGCGGTCGCGCCCGCGACCCATGCGCAGGCCTCCTCCGTAGTCAGGTCGTCGCCGTCCAGCGACACGCTGTTGGTGACGTTGATAACACCCTCGTAGTCCATGCCCGGCGCGTTCGGCATAACCACCTGCACGCCCTTACCCATGCTGTCGCGCATATACTTGATTTTGGTGAGGGCCGCCTGCTTGACGTTCTTGGCCTCCTCGCCGTCAAAGGGGAAGCACACAGTATTGAACTTCACGCTCTCCCAAGCGTCGATGAAGTCCGTAATATCCATGTTGGTGGCTGCCTCGTCGGTGCCGCCCGCGAGGGTCGTCCCTGCGGCTTCCCCGAGGTCGCCCGCGCCGCTGAACGTGATATACGGGTTGTCGAGTGCAATCAGCTCCTCCACGGTGTTCAGGCCCTCGTACTCCGTGACCTTGTTGCCGTCGAGGTGGATAAGCACGTCATACCCGCCCAGCGGGTTCGCGTCCACCGTAACGGTGAGCAGGTTGCCCCGGCTGCCGCCGTGCTTCGCAACAGCGGTGAGGGTGTTGGTGGCCCCGCCGCCCGCTCTCATGGAGGCTCCGCTCTCCGGGTAGGATACGCAGGCGGTGTAAACCTCCTCCGCGTCGTCTTTGCTGACCGTCACGGCGAACTCCACGTCGGCCCCGCCCTGCTCGAGGGCGGCCAGCTTCTTGTAGGTGTCGGTCGTCAGGAAGTCCGCCGCCCCCGTGATGTCCACGCCGTCGATGGTGACGGTGTAGCCCTTTCCGAGCAGCGCGGTCACGGTGTCGAACAGCCCGGTATTCTTGACCTCGCTCACCGGGCCGGTCAGCGTCATGGTGAGTTTGCGGCTGCCCTCGTCGTAGTCCAGCGTGCAGCCCGTCAGGTTCTCTTTCGCGCCCATGTTCTCCGTGATAGCCTCGCTGACTGCGGTGGAAATCTCGGTGGCCTCCTGCTCCGGCATTGCCATCTCGATTTCTGCCGTGGCCTTTTTGCCCTCCGTTAGGATATAGGCATAGACCGTGGTGGCCCGCTTAAAAGCCTCCCGCAGGAGCAGCATTTGGCGGTTCGGGTCGTCGTCGTAAATGCTGTAGCCGAATGTGGCCGCCTCTGCGTCCGGGCTTGCGTTCGTGAGTTTGATGAACTTCTTGGCCGGGCCGTAGTTTGCCTTGGGGAGGGGGATAATGACGGTGCCGCGCGTCCCTGCGGTGAGTACCGCCTGCTCTCTCCCGCTCTCGAAGTTGATATACGTACCCGGTCTCGTCTTGCCAACCAGCTTATCGAATCTGCCTCCGGCCATCTTACTTCACCTCTCTTTTCTGCCACGCCTCGATGTGCGCCCTCATTTCCTCGACGGTGTACTTGCCCGTCATTCCATAGGTCGCTCCGGCGAATGTGCTCGTCGATACTCCAAAGAGCTGACGGCAATTTTCCTGCAACTTTTCGACGGCATATTTGGGGGCAGCTCCGGCTCTCACCGTCGCCTGCCCGCCAGTAGCCGCCTTGCGTCTTGCTGCCATATCATAGTCCTCCTTACTCCGGCTGGCCGCCGGATTGGTTTACTGGGACGGCGTACTGCTCCAACGCCTCCGCGTATGCGTCCGAGACGGTTTTCCCGGATTGCATAAACACGTCCACGTGGAACGTGTGCGCCCGCTCCCTGTCCGCTGTGGTGTCGCTGTAGGGCCTGCGGCTCCGCCAGCTTATGGTAAGCTGCGCGGCCCCGTCGTCCAGCACCTTGAGCTGCGGGTCGTTTACTCTGACCCAGCTCCCGTCAATCTCGCTGCCGTCCTCCGCAATCAGCGGTATGAGGTTCCGCGCCGCCCGGATTGCCGAAATGACCGGGTGGCCGAGACTGTAGGCTCCCTGCGCCGTTGCATGGAACAGTTTGATATACCAAACGTAGTCCATGAAATACGTGAGAAACGTCTCCCCACCCGTGTCAATCTCCGGCGTAGGGAAGTAGGCCGCCGGAACGGAGAAGTTCTGCGGCACATTCCAGTAGTACGGGGCCGGGCCTCCGGCCTTGTCCAGCACAAATTTGATTATGCTCGCCATCTCCTGCTCAAGCACCTGTTTCCACCTCCCTTACGCGCCGCCGAAATAGCTGTCCAGCCATTCTTGCAGCTTTGCTTCCAGCAGTTCCGGGTAAATCCTGTCGAGTATGCGCAGCGCGCTCTCCCAGTAGTGCTTGCCCTCTACCCAGTGCTGCTTCAACAACATTCCCGTCTCTGCGGACGGGTCGTAAATGAAGCGGTCTCCCTCCCAGTACCCCGGAACCCAGCGTCTCGCTACGCCCTTGGTATTCGTCCAGTGGCCGTCATTTACATAGCTTGCGTAGTCCAAATTCGTCCCGACTTCCAGTGTCAGCCCTCCGTCGGTCAGCTCCCATACGTTGCCCTCGGCTCCTTTCTCGAAGCTGGCAAGGAGCTGCCTGCTGTCCAGCACTTTCCGCCGCACGATTTCATCCTGCAAAATCCGCAGGAACTCGTTTCCCAGCCCCTCCAAGAACAGCTCAAACTCCTTGCGGAAATCCCCCTTGGCCGCCCGTTCTACGCTTCCAAAGAACTTCTTGAAATCGCTCATGTCTATTTCCACGTAGCTCATAGGTGCCGCTCCTCGTCAATCTTCTTGATATAGACGAATAGGTGGTGGTTCCGCACGTTGATGGGCCGCTCCGCCGTGTATTCCTGCCCGGTCTCGCAGTCCACAATCTTGTCGTTGAGCCGCACGTCCGTCCCGATGGGGAGCGTGAGCTTGATTCTCGCGTCCATCAGGTTCACCGGGGCCGTCTGCGCGATTGTAATGCTCGCGGAGCGCACCCCGAAATGGCAGGCTTGCCCGCTGATGTCCGGCTCCTCCGGGTAGGAAAACGATGGGGAGGAGGGGAGGCCGTACCCCGGCGACTTCTCTCCGCCTATGATGTGGTAGATGTCGCACGTGTGGTTGAGCAGGTTCTCCAAGCTCATGCCCGCACCCCCTCAAAGCCGCCTCATGCGTAGTGTAATCCCGTTGCGCGGCTCCGCCACCACGAAGTCATCCAGCAGCGCCGCGAGGTCTAAACCGTCCACGCTGATTTGGCTGGTCTCGGAGGTGTAGCTGTAGTCGTCGAACGTCTCGGATTTCACGTCTTTCGCGGCGAGGACGGCGTTGTGGGCGTAGGCCTCCGCGAGTATCAGCACCGCCGTTTTGACCGGCCTCGGTATCGTCCTGTACTCCTCAAAGGTGTTGTGCGTGTATGTGATTACATACTGCTCCGCCCTTGCGATGTCCACCTCGAGCCGCGTGTCGCTGCGCTTTTGCACCGACGGTATCTCGGAGTAGTCCCTGACTTCCTGCGGCGTTACCCAAGGTCTTTTCGCCATTGCGCCCACCGCCTTACACTTCGAGGCGCACCGCCTTGACGAAAATATCCGCGCAGCCGTCGCCGCTCTCCTCGGCGGACAGCTTGGCCGTGAGGGTAACGTCCTTGTCGCCTACGGCGGCGTATGCGCCGTCCTTGGTGGTGAAGCCCACGGCGTTCAGCTCCACGGCATCGAGGTACTTCACAGGCTCCTCCTGATCGCCGGAAACGTCCAGCGTTGCGCTGGCGAACGCGGTTTTGACATCAACGCCAAAGCCGACGATACGGAAGCCCGCCGGGAGCACGACGGGGAGCTGCGTGCCCTCCGCTGCGTCGGTGTCCTTGTTCACAGTGCCGAGGTAGAACGTCTGCTCAATGCCGCAAACGCCTCTATCGAAAATTGCCACTTTCATCTGCTTTGCCCTCCTTTAGCTTTCCTGTAGGTCAATCATCGTTGGGCTGCCGTTGGAGTAGTCTCCCTCCGCCCACAAGATTGCGTCCACAAAATCGGCTTTCTTAAAGCCCTTGGTTTCGACTACCCCGACCTCCGGGGCAATCTCCTTTAGCTGCTCGAGCGTCATGTCCTCGAGCTGGTCTCTCGTGTATGGCTCCCTCTCGGGTTCCGGCTCCACCGGCTCCGGCTCCCCGATAACCATGCGGAAATAGCCAGAGGCCACCGCTGCCTTTGCGGTGGCCTCGTCCTCCACGAATACGTCCGGGTGCTCCCGGGTGGCCTTGACCGGGCCGTAATAGGAGAGAGCCTTTACCAGCCTCAAATGGTAGCTCATGGCCGCCCCTCCTCTCTTACTTTAGCCCCTTTACGATGGCGGTCGCGTCCAGCTCCTCGATGATGGGGTCATAGTCAAGGTGGACGACGTAGAACCGCTTATCCTGCATGATGGCCTCCTTGCCCTCGGTGGTCTTGCGAATCTGCACGCTGTAGGTGTTCACCACAATCAGGTTCCGGGGGTCGGTCAGGAGGATGGTGCCGTCGTCGAGGGACGGGCATTCCACGGCGGGAATGCGGGCCGGGGCGGTGTAAATGCTGTCCGGCACCGCGCCGCCTGCGCCGATAACCTTGTTCAGCAGGAACAGCTCCCACTCCTGCGCCCGGCGGGGGGACATCAGCCAGCGGAGCTTGCCGTTGTTGTACTTGTTCGGAATCTGCGCCAGCGTCTTGTAGAACAGGTCGAGGCTCATTTCGTCCTCGCCGGAAGCGTCGTAGACGTGGCCTCCGTTGGAAATCTGCTTAATCCAGCCGTCGTTGATTTTCAGGAAATCGTAATCGGCGGTGCCCTCCGGCACTTCCTCGTCGCCGTTGAGGTACAAGTCCTCCATATCCACGCCGAGCTGGGTAGTCATAAGGTTGGTGACGATGTTCTCGAAGTTCTGGCCCTCGATGTTCTCGCGCAGGGTCTCCTCGGTGATTTCCCAAGGCAGACGTACAGCGGTGGTGCTGTACTCAATCTGGCTGGTTTTCACGCCCGCGCGGTAGTTGTCGTCCGTGTTCTCGGTCTTTTTACGGACGATGCGGCGGTCAATGCCAATCTTGTCGATTTCGCCGGTCTTGGCGGTGCGCATCTCATGGCGCACGAGGCCGCCGAGGTTGGTCGCCTCAAAGGTCTGCTGGATGAAACGCCGGGCCTGTTCCGGGTTCAGCAGGCCAGAGGACAGGCTGCCGGTCTCAATGGCAGCCTTTCGGATGATGGTGCTGTTATCCATTGTCTGTTTTCCTCCTTGTGTTTGAATTAGAGAATACCGTGCAGATAGTGCTGCTCGCCTGCGGCCTTTTCCACGCCGCCGCCGAGGTTGGTCGGCAGGCCCCTGCTTTTCAGCACCGGGTCAACCGCCTTTGCCACCGCCGCAGTAATCATCTCCTGCACCTGCTCCACGGTGACGCTCTCGTGCTGCGGCTCAAGGGCCTTGGTGATGGCGGCCTCGACCATAGCAGTGATGCCCTCCGGGGTCAGCTCGTCGCTCTTGGTGACGCAGCCGCCGCCCTTCTTCTTGGCCTCGGTCACGGTCTCCTTCTTCTTGGTCTCGTCCTCGGCGGTTTCTTCCTCGTCCGGGGTCTTGGCTGCTGTGTTGGTCGCCTTGGCAAGGGCCGCTTCTACGGCCTTTTCCACAATGCCCTCAACTTCCTGCTTAGTCACTTGCTTCTCCTCCTTGTCTGCTTTCTTGGTGTCCTCCGGGTCGCCGGTCTCCTCCGGCTCCGGGTCGTCGAACTCCCGCAAAAACGCGCCCAGGCTCTCATAGATGCCTTTCAGCGTCTCGCGGTTCTTGCCACTCATTTTCTTCCCGGCCTTTTCCACGGGGCGGTCGGTCTGAATGGCCTCGGTCACGCTTCCCCCGCCAGTGAGAATACTGGTGATAATCTCGCTGAACTCCTCAAGGCACTCCCGCACCTTGGTCTCGTCGGTCTCGTACAGGTAGCGGCCCGTGATGGGGTCGTATTTATATAAAATCTCCTCAAGGGAGTTAAAAGCGTTCCAAAAGAGCGTGCCCTTGCTGCGCTCCTCGTAAAGCTCCGCCATAGCCCCCTTTTCCACCACGGTCAGCCCCAACATTTTCCCCAACTGTTTCAGCAGCCCTTTCTTCTCGCTGGTTTCCTGCTTGCTCACGTTGTCCAACTCTACGTCCTCCTCGCTGTAGTTTCCGAGGCCACCCATACTAAAGCCTGTGATTTCGCCCTTTTCGATGCCCTCCCACACGCTCTCGTCTGCGACCTCTACGGTCATAAGCCACGTTCCTTTCTTGACGGTCTCGCCGTCGATGTCGAAATCCGCCTTGGCAATCCAGCTCTCGACGACGCTCGCCCCGTCCAGCGGCTCAAAGCTGTGCTGCAAGTCCACCTTGTTCCCGTTCTTGGCGAACCAGTAGGCCGCCTTGGTGATTTCCGCCTCGGTCATAAAGTTGCCGTGACTGTCCTCTGCCATCGGCTCGTACACCACGCCGGTCACATAGTGGTTCTCCGCGTCCGCCTTGACAATCCTGCCGTAGGTGGCGAACGTGGCCTTGCCTCCGTCCTCTTTCTTGATAAGGAACTGCCGCTTGTTTGCCGCCTTGTCCACGAGGCTCACGAATTGGATTTTCGCGTCCGTAATCTCGTAGGCTTTCTTCAAGCCTTTCCTCATGCCCTCTCACCTCCTTTCGCTGATTATCGGAAAATATAAAAAGCAGCGTCGCCGCTGCCTTTTACCTGCATCATTTTCGTGCTGCCACGAAAATGGTCTGAACGGCCCGTGAGGGCCGTTTTCTGTCCGGGCGGGTATTTTACCTACCCGCTCGCTCCCGGACGCTCCTGCGCCACAGGAGGAGGCAGAGGAGGCTATTCCTCCTCGATGCCCGCCTTTGCCTTGTTTTTCGCGTCCAGCTCGCGCTCCCATTCGTCGTCCATCTCCTTGATGGCCTCCTGCTGTAGCCGCTGCCTCTCCTCAAGGGAAAGGCCCAGCACCTCCGCGCTCACCACCGGCTGCGAAATACAGTGGCAGTTGATGCTCTCCTCCGCCGGGAGGTTGGTGTCTCGCGGGTACATCGGGTAGTAGGTTCCGCCCTTTATGCCCCGCAGCTCGAACGGCTTGTCTTTGGGGACGCGCTGGCCGTCCATGTCCATGTGGTTCTTGCGGGGGTCGTTCCTGTACGCCCCCGTGTGTTTCCACATCTTCTCCTCGACCGCCGGACTTTGCATGAATGCCTCCTGCTGCGCGACGCTGTGCGCCCGCAGCACCTCGGTCACGGCCACGCGCCGGGCCTTGTAGTGCTCGTCGCGGATGCCGCTGTCAAGGATGGCGCGGGTAAACTCCTCCACGCTGCTGCCCTTTTTCAGCCCCGTCTCAAGTATGCGCTCGATTTCGTTGTGGCTGTTGAGCTGCATCACCTCGCCCAGCGATGCGCTCCACGTCTTTACCCACGCGGTCGTCCTCTCTGACACCTGCTTTAGCTCAAGGTCTTTGTCGGTCTGCTGGATGTAGTAGCCGATGTACTCCGGCATGAACTTCTCCAACAGCTCCGTGAAAACCGTCGCCAGCTTGCTCATAAGCTCGTCGCTCAACTTCACCCCCGGCCAAACGTCCGCCGCGAATGCCTCGAGGTCTACCGCGCCTTTCGCCGCCTCGAGGATGTAGTCGGTCTCGGCCAGCAATGCGGCCGCAACCTGTTCTTCCATGTCCTCGAGGTAGTCCAGCGTCTTTTTCGGCTTTGCGTAGCCCTCCTCCTCGAGCGCGTCGGTCAGATCGTCGTCCGCCTTTTGGAGGTATGCGTCGATGGCCTTGAGGAGCGGCCCGCATTCCATGCACATAGGTCACTCCCCCTTGTCCATCTTGAGCAGCATGGCCTTGACCTCTTTCATCACGGCCACCACCGCGTCGTCGTGCTGCGCTGCCGCTTTCTGTATCTGCCTCTGTAGGCTCATGGTAATGCCGCCGAGGTCGAACGTCGCCCCGCTCGCCTGCTGGTTCTTGTAGGCCAGCGGAATGTCGCCCCAAGAAGCCTCCTCCGGGTTGTCGGGGTAGTCCTCCGCGTCCTCTCCAAGGGCCTCGTAGACAATGCGCTTCGCCATGTTCGGCGTGAGGCCGCCCGCGCTGTTTGCGACGGTGAGCAGCTTTTGCAGGTCGTCCGGGTTGCTGATGTCCGGCTCCAAGAAGTACGCCTCGACGTACTGGAAATGGTAGCCGTTCAGCAGCCGGTTATTGATGGCCCACGCAAGGCTTTTGCGCTCCGGCTGGAACACCTGCTCCTCCGTGACCTCCTGCGCGGTCTGCGCGGTGGCCCGGTTGAAATCGGTGGTGTACCCCACGTAGAGGTCGGGGAGCTGGAAAGCCGACTGCACCTTGCGGCGGTTGTTGTCCATATACTCTTGGAAAAGCTCGTCTTTTTGGAGTATGCTCGCAAGGTCTTTGACCTCAATCTCTGGCTTTTCCGCTTGGTCGAAGTCCGCCCGCGCGTCCGTCGCCTCGGTCTCGAGGACGATGAAAGCGTGCTGCCCGGCCTCGCCCTTGATGTCGTTCATATACTGTTGCAGCTTCTCGAAGCTCTCGTCCGTCAGGGTGCCGCCCTTAACCATAATCATCAGCGGCGTGTGCCGCCCGTTGATGAAGTAGTTATTGTTCAGGCTCTCCGCCCTGCGGCTGCCGTCCACGCCGAGCACCTGTCCTATCCACCGCACCGTGCCGTAAGGCTCCGTCCCGATGGCGAACTCCAATACCTCGTTGGCTTGGTATTGCAGCTCAAGGGTCTCCCCGTCCTCAAGGTACTTGCCGTCCCGCATATCCATCACGCGGGGGTCTCCAAACTCCTTGAAGTAGACGACCTTGCCGCCGATTTCCTGCTTGTACTTGCAGTATCGCTTTTTCCGCTCGACCTCCTGCCCGTGGTGCCAGTAGGTCGTGGTGATATACGGGTCAAGGGGGCGCGACTTCCAAACGCTCTCCGTCTCCTTGACGAACTCGATCTGGACGACCTCGCCCGCGACGTTGCGGATTACCTCAAGGTAGGAGATTCCGTAGGTCTCCCGCGCCTCAATCAAGTCCTCGAACACTTCCTTGGTGTCCTGCTCGATGTTCAGCAGCTCGATAATCTCCTCCGCGCGCTGGAACTCCGCCGCCATCTCCGGCGTTTCCTCCGCGTCCTCGATGTATCTCACGCCAATGCCAAACCCGGCGATGTTGTTCTTGTAGGCCCTGATACACTGGGGGAGGATGGTGCTGTTTTCCACGAGCTTCGCCAGCCCGCGCATATCGTGCCGGGGGGTTATCCAGTCCCCGGCGTTGTACGCCTCCTGCTCCGTAACCTGTACGGGCGTGTCGGCTTTCTCAATGAGGCTCTGCTGCGCCTTTATGACGCGCACCTCCATGCTTGCCCGCTTGCCTTTAGGCATCTTTTCTCACCCCTCTCCTCTTTGGCGGTTTCACTGGCAGGCAAAGCAGCAGCACGCAGTCCGCCTCGTCCGGGGACGGCTGCCCGCGCTTCTTTACCGCGTCCTTGCTCTCTATCTTGATTTTGCTCGCCTCCGTCAGCGCGTACTTGCGCCCGGAAAGCTGGGCCACGAGGTCGTCGTCGTCCGGGAGTATCAGCTCCACGGGCTTTCGCTTCCCGTCCTCGTCGTATGGCTGTAGCAGCTTCTTCACCACGGCCATCATGTATGTGGTGCTGTCGTGGTAATATTTGTGCCTAATGCGCTGGCCGAACTTCACGGGGTAAACTTCAAGCCACCAGAACCGCTCCGGGTCGTTCCGCTTCACCTGCCGCAGGCGGTCTACCACGCCGCCGCCCACGCCTCCATCGTCTATCTTGACGGGGATGGGGTCGGTCAGGTGGTATCGCTGCACAAGCTGCTCCCCCAGCAGGATAATGTCGTCTGCGGTTTTCATGGTGTCCTGCCCCTGCCGCTTCTTGTAGAACGTCACCTTTTCGTCCACCTTGTACCCGATTACCGTCTTGTCGTCGCCAAACCGGGCCACGTCGCACCCGATATGCACCAAATCCGGGTTTTTCCGGGGAGAAAACTCCGTCTGAATGGAGTTTTCGACGAGAGAAATCGGAATAAAAATATCATCCTCCTGTAGCGGGAAGTCTCCGGCGACGCGAACTCTGAACACGTCGCTGTCCTCTCCGTACATTCGGATGATGGTGTCGATGAACTCTTGTGATACCCGGCTGCTGTTCCGCCCGTCGATGTGGAACGTGGAGTAGCTGGCCCGGTTCTTGTTGTGGCTGTCGTAGAAAAAGCCTGTGAGCTGCGTCGGGTTCCCGCACATCAGGAGCCGCGCCCCCGGCGTGGAAAGCGCGCCCAGCACAGGCTCGAATATCGTGTCGTCCACGCCGCTGGCCTCGTCGATGATATACAGGACGTGGTCTGCGTGAAAGCCTTGCAGCGCGTCCGGCTTGCTGGCCGTTCGCGCCACCGCGAACCATTCCTCCGGGTAGCCCCTCATGTAGAGCTTTTCTTTCGTCCACACCAGCTCATTGGCGAGGGCCTTGTTGTTTCTTATCCACTTGCTGACCTCCGCCCACAAGATGTCGAATAGCTGGTGCTGCGTCGGTGCCGTGCAAGGGATTTTGGGGAATGGGTGCGTGCAGATGAACCAGATAACCGCCCACGCCTCCACCGCGCTCTTGCCTACGCCGTGTCCGCTGCGGACGGTTGTCATTGGGTTGGCTGCCACGCTGCGGAGTATCTTTGCCTGCTCCGGGTCGGGCCTCGCTCTTATCACGTCCTCGGTGAACTCTACCGGGTGTTCTGCGTAGTACAGCACCGCCTCTGTGTCAAGCATTGCCCTCCTCCTTTCGCTTTTGATACGCCGCTACGATGGTGTCCGCGAGCTGCGTGGGCGCGTCGCTGGCCCCCTTGCTGCTCTGCTCCTCGAACATTCGGTTTAGCCGCTCGAGGTCGGTCGCCATTTTGATATACTCCTTAACGTCCTTTGGGGACATATCCTCGACTGACAAGCTGGCGAGGGCTTCCAGCGCCTTTTTCTGCACCTGCATAGCTATCTTGATATGGCGCTCCGTCATATCCTTGCGGCCTTTGATGGCCTTGGCCCGCGCCTCTTTGTCCAGCTCATTCTCATAAGCCCGGACGCGCTCCTGCCAATCGTGGGCCACGCTCCACCGCTCCATCAGGGCCTTACTCTTGCCTAACTGCTGCCCGACGGCCCGCAGGCTGCGGTCTGGCCCCATGTCCCGGTACGCTGCAAACGCCTCAAATGCCTTTTCGCTCTCGCCCTTTTGACGCTCCCACGGCTTGTCAGTCCATTTTCCCATGTCCTCCTCTCCTTTATCGTTCTCTCGGCTCTGCCCCGACAATCTAAAAGAGAGCATTTTCCGTGTTGAGGTCATGCTCTACCAGATATTTCATGGTCTTGGCCTCGTACTGCGGGTGCAGCTTTACGCCTCCTATCCTCATTTTCTGCTGCTTCTCGTAGACGAAGCCGGGCGTATGGAAAAGGTCGTGGTAAATGAACTCCCGCTCCACGCCAAACCGCCGGAGCGTCGCCTTTACCTTTTCCTGCCGGTCGTATGCCGTGGATATGAGGTGGACGCGCTTGACGTTCTTCCCGTACTTCTCTATCCCGACGAGAACGCCGCTCGCCGTGATTCCGCTGCCGCAGGTGATGTAGAGGTCGTCCAGCCCGTCGGGAATGTTCTGCACCTGCTCCGCAACTGCGCCCAGCAGCACCTCTCCGTAGTCGTCGAGGTTTATCCCGTACTGGACAACGAACATTCTCGCGGCCCGTGCCAGCGCCTCCGCCTTTGCCTTGAGTACGTTGTGCCTGCCGCTTTTGGCAAGCACCTCCAATCTGGCCCCGTAGCTCATTGCGAGCCTTGGCATACTCCCGGTGGCGAGCGACACCTGACTGGCCCCCCCCGTATGCGACGACGCACGGTAGGCGGAAATGCCTTGCCGTGGCCGCCGTTATCGGGCCTTGCGGGGAGTGTATGGAACAGTAGGTGATTACGCCCGTCATGTCCGGCTGCCGCCTCAACGTGGCCTCCACCAGCATCATGCACTGGCGCAGCTTCCCGCCGTTCACCTCTCCCGCCCCGAACGGGGTAAAGAGGTCGTCCCTCTTGAAGTACATCCCCGCTATCTTCTGTACGGGGGTCAGGTCATGCACCGTCATTCCTCTAATCCAAAGAGGCGCTTGTAATAGTCCGTCTTTCCCGAAAGCTCCTCCTGCATGAGGCCGTAGAAAGACTGGTTGTTGATTTTCTTGTTGATTCCCGCCACCTGATTGAGGCTCTGGAAGCACCCGCCCGTGCCTATCTGCTTCATCAGCTCCGTAGGCTCCGGGTTCTTTCCGTTCAGCAGCATACACAGGTTGTAGTCGTTCCCTTTGAAGCCCTCAAGCCCGTCGATACCGCAGCAAGTCATGCTGTCGCCCATCGCCCGGAGGCGGTTCTCCCCGGCGTAGAACTTGAGGCCGTGGCGGTGGCATTCCGCTCTGATCGCCTCGAAGTGCGGCCGCAGCACGTTCAGCGGGTAGCAATGGTCGCCCCCGATTTTCACCATGCCCTTTTTGGCCTTGTAGAACTTCATGCCCTCAACCACTACGCCGTAAACGCCTGCGTCTGCCAGCCGGGGGATATTCGCCATCACGTCCTTGAAAACCTCCGGCATATACGGCTGTACGCGGACGATTACCCGCTGCACCCGGCCCGCGAGCTTTTCCACGATTTTCAGCCGCTCCTCGTAGGGCGGGGTTCCGGGTTCGAGCGGGTCGTACTTGCTGCAAACCATGCTCACCTGCACAACGCAGTTGCACTGTGCCAGCAGGTCGAGGTATTCCGGGTCTGCTACGAGCCGCCCCTTGGTGCTCACCACGAACGGATATTTGGTCTCCGCCAGCAGCTTCAAGCACTCATAGGAGGCGCGGATATTCTTCTCGATGGGCTGGAATGGGTCGCTCATGCCGCCCCAGTGGATGGGGATATTCCAGTCGCACCACGCCGTCTCCCGGCCCCGCTTTCCCTCGACGAACGAGCGCAGGGCCTCCACGGTTTCGTCTCTCTGTATCTTTGCGATGTTCTGCTTCTTTTGGGCGAAGCAGTATTTGCACCCGTGACTGCACCCCTTGTAGGTGTCGAAGCGCACCGGGAGGTTGCACAAGATAACCTGTGTCCCGCATTTGCAGCCCATCAAATCTCCCCCTTTGCTTTCTGTATGATGGTCTCCACAAGGGCCTCTTTCCCGTAGTCCTTGACGTAGGCTTTCAGCTCCTCTTGGTCGGCCTTATCGAATGTCAGGCTCACGTTGAACAGCTCCTCGATGGCCCGCAGCTCCTCGTCCACGGTGTCGTCGTCAATCAGGCTGTCGATGTCGTTGGTGAGGCTGTCGATTTCCTGCTGGTTGAAGCCCGTGAGCGTCGCGTCGTCTCCCAGCTCCGCCAGCAGTGCGCCCAGCTTCTCCTCGTCCCAGCCGCCCTCGATTTTGTTGAGGGCCACGTTGAGCTGCCGCTCCTGCATGGGGTCAAGGTCTACCACCGACACGTCCACCTCGGTCTCGCCCTCGTTCTCGAGGACGGTGAGCCGCTGGTGGCCGCCCACCACGTTATTCGTCCGCTTATTCCATATCACCGGGATAAGCAGCCCGTAGGTGGTAATGCTGCGCCGGAGGTTTTCGTACTCCGGGTCTCCGGGGATAAGGTCTATCCGGGGGTTGTACGTCGCCCAGTTGAGGTCGCTGATTCTCTTTCGCTCTATCTGCATTACAGCACCCCCTTGACCTTGTTTATGATCGCCGTCGCCAGCTCCACCTTGGCGTTCTCCTCGGTTTTCATGTACTCCTCCACCGTCTCCCGCGCTCCCGCCGGGAGGCTGAACGTCATGGTAAAAGTGCTGCGCTCTTTCGCGTCGTCGTAGCCGGAGAAGTCCTCCTCCATCAGGTCTTTGATGTGGTCGTACTGCATGAGGAGGCTTTGCAGCTCCCAGTCCTCGAAGCCCGTCAAATCCATCGCCCCAGCCTCGTCCAGCTCTTGGAGCAGGTCGGCCAGCTTGCCGATGTCCCAGCGGCCCTTTACCTTGTTTAGCAGGACGTTGAGGATTTTCTCGTCCCTCTCGTCGAGGTCAACGACGACCGCCTCTATCTCCTCCGCGCCCTTTTCCAGCAGTACCTTGAGGCGTTGGTGGCCGCCGACGACGCGCCCGGTGCGCTCGTTCCAAATAATCGGCTCCACATAGCCGAACTCCTCTATACTCCGGCGCAGCTTTTGGTACTCTGCGTCCTCCGGCTGCAAATCCCGCCGGGGGTTGTAGTCGGCGGGCTTGAGCTGCGTCGCTTTCAGCGTCCGTATTTCCACGTTCCCTCTCCTTTCTGCCCCTTTTCGGGCCGGAAATTCCCTAAAAAAATACGCCACCCGTTGGAAATCCCAAACAGGCGGCGTTTTCTCTCCGTGATTTTACAGCTTACATTTTACCACTTCCAAGAGTGAAATGTAAATGCCTGCTTTGTGCCCCGGATAGCGTCAAAGCCTCTCAATGCCTCCCACGCCAAAGAACAGGGCCGTTAAATCCGCCGCGCACAAGTCAATATCCTTGTAGACCGTCCTCTTGTCAATGTGCTCCTGCTTGGCGATTTGCTCCGCCGTGGTGTAGTTCTCGGAAAGGTAAAGCCCCTCCAACACCCGCCAGTGCCTTTTGTCGTCCTGCCGGTTCGACCTCTCGCACATGATTTCGTAGCAGTCCAGCATTTTATTCACATGGGTCATAATAATGCGGGTGGCGAGGTAGTTCTTCTGAATGCTTTCCACGAATATCTCCTCGTCCGCCGGGCGGCCCATGCTGCGCATGATGTCCTCGAAGCTCTCGTCGGCCTCCTCTGCGTCCTCGATACTGAATATCGCGTTCTGGTAATAGGCATTGAGCCGCCGGTAGTTGCGGAGCAGCAGCTTGGTATTCTGGTACTTCCAATCGTATTGCTTCTTTCGGTAGGCCTTGCGCTCCCGCTCCACCGCTTTCACGGCGGCCTTTGCGCCCACATCTGCTCCCGCTGCCGCGCCAATGGTTACGCCGAGGTTGACGGCTGCCTGTAGCTTCTCGTCCAGCTCTCTCATACTGGCCTCGATTGCCGCCGTGACTGCCGCCTCGATAAGGGCCTTTGCTTCTTCTTTGCTTGTCATAGAGATAACTCCCTCCTTTGGGTTTTTGATTTTGGGAGTTACCTCCCGCTCCGCTTGTTTAAGGCCAGCCCCAGTAGTCCGGGTCGTCCTTGTGTTCCTGCCACTCCGGGTCGTTCCTCCTCTTTTCGATGGCCCGCACCCACGGAATGACTATGACTATCGCCGCCAGCAGGCTTATCCCTGCCGCTATCAGGTACTCCACGCCCCTGCCTCCCCTCAAAGGAATTGCAGTACGCCGCCTATGTACCTGACCTTGTACTCCTGCACGTCCTCCGGCTTTATGTACTTCCTGCCGTATCGCGCTTTCATGTCCCGAAACACCTCCCAAGGTATTCGGAAAAACTGCTGAAAGCTGAACGATACCAGCACGAAGCACTCCGCGCCGAGGGCTGCGTGGCGGTTGAGTTGCTTCTCCTGCTCCTCGCTCACGACGCTCTGCTGTAGCCGGTCGCCGTCCGTGTGCTTTGCCTCGAACACGATTGCTCGGCCTCCCTTGAGGGTGCCCTTGTAGTCCGGCTGGGCCTGCTTGGTGTAGCAGGCGAGGAACTGCCCCCGGCTGTTCGGGCGGCCCAACGGCTTCATCGGCTCCGGGGTCTTGGTGATCTCCGCTGCCCCGGTCAGGCGGTAGTGCCTGCACGCGGCCTCAATCACTTCCTCCCATATCTCCCCGGCGGCCCGGCTGCGTCTGCCTGCTGCTGCGGCTCTGTACCGCGCCGCGTCCATCACATCAGCCCCATTTCCGTGGCGAGCTGTGCCACCTTGTAGGCGGTCGCGCTTTTAATGCCCTTGCACTTGCCCTCTGCAAGGGCCGCAACGAGCGTTTTTACCGCCGAGGTGTCCCCGATAGGCCCAGCCGCCTCCGCGCCATCCTGCGCCACGCTGGGGCCGCAGGCTACCAGCTCCGTGTCTGCCGCCCGGTGGAACTCCTCGACGAGCTGCTTGTCTGTCATGTTCCGCAGCCGCACCGCCTCCTTGTGGAGGGCCAGCTCCTCCGGGGTGTATCTGCACTTTCTCTTTCTACTCATGGTCGGTTTCCTCCCCTTTCTGCCTGCCGCGCCAAACCGGGGCGCATAGGCGGTGGCCGCCCCTGTTGTAGCAGGTCTTTATTCCGCAGTAATTGCAGGTGTCGATGTTCTTCCCGCCTAAGAACATGATTTTTTCAAGGTCTCGTATCGCTGCGTCGCGCTCCTGCTCCGCAGCTTTCTTTACTCTTTGGAGGATTGCATTTGCAGAGCGGATCTGTTCAATGAGCCTCACGGCCTCCCGCAGGGCCTCCGCGTCGTGCTTGAAAATGCTGTCCGGGTCGTCCGGCGGTATCAGGCTCTCCCGGTCGTCGATTTGGTCGCGTAGGCTGCTGATGATTTCCTCGATTTTCATGGCTGCGCCTCCTGCCTCTCCCAAGGCAGCTCCCGGCGCATATTCTCCTCTCCCATGATGGGGAGCAGGCTGTCTTTCATAAAGACCGCTGCGTGGGCCTCGTTTGCCGCTTCGCAAATGGTATCCACCCACTCTTTCTCCGGGGCTACCTTGTCCTTGCGGTTTCCTGTCTCCGCGCCGATGATTACCCACCTGACACTCTCGAACGGGTTTTCCCCGCCGGTGGCCTCCGCTTCAAATGGCTTCAAGAGCGGTTCGACGCTCACGAAGTTGTTTGCCTCGTTCCAGTAGAAAAAAGGCTTATCCGGGCCGGTGGTAGTAGTACCGTACCAAAAATTCGGTTCCGCCGGGAGCTTCCCGGTAAATGCAAGGTCGCAATACCGCTGCGGGTTCTTTGTGAGGAACAGGTAGCGGTGCTGCGGCGCTTTCTTGCAGGCCTCGAACACTTCCTCTATCCACTCGTCTGGCACCCATGCGCCGAACAAGTCGGCCATGCTGCACACAAAAATGGTCTGCGACTTGACTTTTCGCTCCGGCTCTTTCAGTCTAAACGGCAAAAAAGTCGGCTCAAAGAGGTATGGGTATGGGTTCCCTTTGACTTTCTGCTCGAGGCGGTGAATGCCGCCGTGGGCCTCCGGGTAGCCGCTGCCGTCGGGGAGCCGCGTTCCGAACCGCGCCGCAATCCTCCGGGCGTAGCAGTATTCGCACTCATGCCTACATCCCGTTACCGGGTTCCATGTCATATCGCACCATTCGATGCCTGTCTTATTCATGCTCCGCCTCCTCTCTCCCCGGAGCTTTCGCTCCGGGGAGGTTTTCTGATGTTGGATTAGATGTCAAAGCCCGGCGCAAAGCCATACGAGTAGAACGCGTTGTAGATGCTGTAGCTGCCGTCGGTGCTGACGAGCCTAAAGTAGTACGAGAACGTCGCATTGACGGAGCGGAGCCAGTAGGGGTACGTTCCCTCGTTCCCGCACTCTTTTACGCGGTCGCGCTCGCGCTTGAAGATGGGGAGCTGGAAGCTGTCGTCGAGGTCTTTCCAGTAGCCCTCCTCCGAGGGGCCGAATACGTCCGTTGCGGAAAGCAGCCACATCAGGTCTGCGTACTCAATCCGCTCGCCGTCGATTTCCTCCACCATCTGCCGGGGCTTGAAGATGGCCCGCCATTCCTGCGCGATGTGGGGGAGAATATCAACGAGGACGTGCGCCCGGCCCTTGCTCTTGTAGTAGCCGCCCTTGTTGGTGGCCTCGTCGTTCATGGCCGCCTCGTCCCAGCAGTCCTTGAACACGAACCGGGCCGTAGTCGGGCTGCTGTAGGCACAAACCACGGTAACGGTGCCGCCGGTGTCGAGGGGGATGTCAATCTCGTCATAAGGGGAAACGACCTCGTCCACGTTGCCCTCATAAACGGCAGTCTTGAGGTCGTCCGGGCAGATGTCCGCGCTCACCACCATGCGGAAGTGGCAGAGCTGCGCGTCAGTGGCCGTCTCCTTTTCCTCGCGCTCGGTGTCGTCTCTGTTGCTGACCTCCACTTTCGAGCCAGCCTGCGCGTTCACAATCAGCGGTGCGTCCGGCTGCCCGGTCTTGTCGAGGATGGACTTTATCAGCTCCTCGTTGATGTAGTCGGCCCCCGTGATCTCCACGGCGGTCTCTGCGGCGTAGTCGCCTGCGGTGTTGGTGCGCTTGATTTTGATGTCTGCCATGATGGTCTCCTCCTATCGGTATTCTTTTCCTGTCTCTTTGTCCTTGAGGGTGATTCTCCCCACCACCTCGAATCCGGCCAGCTCCGCCGTCTGCTTCATTACCGGGATAAGCCTGCTGATTACCGCAAGACGTTCTGCCGTCTCCTGCTGCCGCTGCTCCCGGCGGATATTGCTCATGGCCTCTCCGGGGGTGGGGTCGCTGTAGCCCTCTGCATTCTTATACATTGCCGCCCTCCCGTTCGTCCGGGTGCCACCAACAATGCCCGGTGTGGCAAGTGTTGTCGCACTTGTCGCAGCCGTCCGCTCCCTCGAGGCAGTCGTCGGTGCCTCGCAGGTCGCAGCTCACGCAAATGCACTCCCGGCAATGCTTATCCAATTCGCTATACATAGGCCGCCTCCTTACGTCGCGGATTGAAGTGCCTCCGCCGCTGCGTCCATCGCTGCGCCGGTCATTTCCGCCCGCTCGCTCTCAAGCCGCCCGGCCAGCCGCTTCACTTTCTCGTCCACGGCCCGCTGTACGTCCTTGCGGTTCCCGTAGAACATGAGGAGCTGGGTAAGCATGATGATAACGTCTGCCATCTCCTCCGCGATGTTGTTCATGGCCCGGTCGTAGCTGGGCTTATCCTTGGCCCGGTGCCGCTTGACGATGGCTTTTGTCAATTCTGACATCTCCTCGATTGCCATTTCCTCCTGCGCCCGGGAGCCGTAGGTGTCGATGGCCTGCTGCAGCACCTCCGGCCGCATGGTGGTCGGGAGGGCGTGCGTCTCGTAGGCTTTCAACCATTCCCGAAGCTCTGCCGCGCCCCAAGCCGTTTGGTAGAACAGGGCAATAACTCCGTCCCAGTCGTCCGTCCCGTACTGTAGGTTATCCGCGAGGATTTCATCGAGCGTTTCGCCGTCAAGCTCCTCCATATCCTGTGTGAGGCCGTCCTCTCCTGCGTGCTTCTCGTAAATCTCCCGCACGAGGTCAAGGAGCGGGATTTGCCGCTCGAAGTCCCTGTACCACGCCTCTCTGTCCTTGACGAACATCATGTTATGGGCCAGTTCCCATGCGGCCATGTTGCCGGTGTCGTCGCAAATCTTCCGTAACTCCATGCGTCTCTCCTCCTCATTCTCCGATGGTGACATAGGCATTCCCGCGCTTGTTCAGTTGCAGGTCAACTGGGTTCCCGCATTTCAGGCACGGGAAGTCGAAAATCTCCTCCGAGACGTTCGTCTTGTACTTGAAAACGCTGCCGCACTTGCATTTCAGGAACACGGGCTTCAAGTCATGCAGCTCCGTCCTGTGCCCGCACTCGCATTTTGAGTAGGTGGTCGGTGTCTTTGCGCAAAATCCCCGGAGTTTTCCACACTTTTCACACCTGACAAGTAGAAAACCCTTGTAGAGCTGCGGCTCCTCCGGGAGGCCTGGCATGACGTTGATTTTCCCGTCGTCCGGCACCGTCTCCTGCGCGGCTTTAACGTCTGCGGCCCTGAAATTGCCGAACATACGCTCAACGCGGCTCTGCGGCTTGCGTATCGGCTCCGGGGCCTTGGGCGGCTCCTGCGCCACGCTGGGAGGCGTGGCGGCGGGTTCCTGCGGTTCCTCCCCGGCAGCGTACTGGATGGCCCGCTGCATGAGGTCTGATACCCTCTCCGGCGGCATATCGAAATTCATCTCGCCAAACGGCGTTCTCATTGTGAGCTGCACGGTGTATCCCTCCTGTCTATGTATCCCAAGGCTCTTTCCGAGGGCCTTGTCTATGCTGTTGATTTCCTGCTGTGTAACGCGGCCGATGTGCCGCTGGAGCCTGCTCTTGCTCACTGTCACGATCTGCTCGCAGAGGGCAACAGACGGTTTCGGTGCCGAGCCGATGAACACGTGCGTAGGCAGGCTGACCTTTTTCCGGGTCGTCAGGTAGACGACTTCGACGATGGGCGCAAATCTGTTCCCGATATCGTTGCTCATGATAACCGCCGGGCGGTTTGCCGTCTGCTCGCTGCCTACGGCTGCGCCCCCTACGACGAAATAGATGTCGCCCCGCTTCACGTTCGCTGTCGTGCTAATCCTCCTCCCCTCCGAGTATCTTTTTCACACCGTCCGTCCTCGGAATGTAATGGCGTTCCTGCATATTGCGCTCCGCTTTTCTGACCGCCCCAAGCACCTGCTCAAGGTTCTTTATCGCCTTGGCGTTCTCTGCCGCCCATTCCTGTAACGGCTGTATCTGCTGCTCTATGTCTTTGGCCCTGCGCCGCTCTTGCCTCACTTCCCGCAGAGCCTTTGAAAGGCGGGCGTATTCGTGGTACTTGTGTTCCCCCAGCTCAATGCTGTGCAAAATATCTTGCGTCGCCCCGTTCGCTGACTTTTCATCATCCGCCGCTATGTTGTATTCTCGCTGGGCCTCGCGGAGGAAGTCCAAAAATCCCTCGATGTGCTCGCTGCACTTCAATATCAGCCCTCCTCCAATTCCGCCGCGAACAGGGCCTCCGCCAGCTCCTTGAGCATTGCGTCGATGGCCGCCGCGTCCTCTACCAGTTCACGGGTAGAGGGGACACCTCTCGTCCCGCTGCGCCGGGCAGAAATCCACATTTCGATGTGTTCGTCTTGGTCGAAGTGGGCCGCGTACTCCTTGACGTTCTCGACGAAGTTCTCCGCGCCCACGGTGATGGAGAAGTCCTCCCCGGCGGGGGAATACTTCTCAAGCTCGATATTCCCGTCGCCGTCGTCGGTGTAGCTCCACCCCAGCCGTTCTAAAATCTCTCCGTAGGTCTCTTTCATGGCTCTGTGTCCTCCATTTCGAATAGGCTGCACTGGTTCTTGGCCTCCTCTTTGGCGCGTGCCTCCTGCCGTATTTTCCGCAGGCAGCAGCTCCCGTAGCCGTCCCTGATGGCCTGTGCGCTTGTGAGGAGGCCGCCGCACCGCTTGCAACGTCTGGCCGGGATTTGGAACACCTCGTTATCCTGCTGCTCGCTCATGTCTATCCCTCCTCAGTCTGGTAGGTCGATGTTTACCACGATGGCCTTTATCCACGGGAGCGAATTGTACGCGCCGACGGCCTCCTCGTCACTCATGGCCTCGAAGTCGTCGTAGCATACCTGCCCGTCGGTCAGGGTATCCTCCACCTCGTCGAAGTCGTCCTCCTCCCGGAAGTGAATCCGCTCCTCCCCGATGAAATACTCCTCGATGGAGCTGCTGCCCCATGCGCCCATCCATCGGCTATATCCGTCGTCTTGAACAATCTCGCTGTCAACCATCGCCACGACGGGAAGCTCCGGGTTTTCCTGCATGAGCCTGAAAAGCTCCTCGCGGTTCTTTCGCTCTCTGTCTGAAATCATACCTGCGGCCCTCCTGTCCTTGCGTCCGCCCACGCCATCGTCATTACCGTGCTGGTCTCCCGTAGGCGGCTGATGATTGCTACAATCTTGGTATTATCAAAACCTCGCGGGGTCAGCGCGTTCGCCAGCGCGTCGGCGTTGTAGTTGGTCGTCACGATGGTCGGCTTCATGTCCTCGTATCGGTCGTTGAGGATGGAGTAGAGGGTGCTCATGCTCCAATCGCTGCACTGTTCCTTGCCGAGGTCGTCGATTATCAGCAGGTCTACCCGCTTGTAAATGTCGAGCACCTGCGCCTCGTTTACCGAGCTGTCGTCAAAAGACTTCTTGATGTCCATGAGCAGGTCGCTCGAGGTCTTGCAAATGACGGGTATGCCCTCTCCGATAAGCTGCAGCGCAATCGCCGCCGCGAGGTGCGTCTTACCTGTCCCGTTCGTCCCCTCTATGTAGAGGCCGTCGCCCTTGGCCCGATGGTAGCCGAAGTTGTCCGCGTACTCCTTGGCAATCTCGTAGTTTTTCCGGCGGCCCGGCGTGTCGCAGCGGAAGTTGGCAAAAGTTCGCTGCTGGAACCTCTTTTTGATGCCGCTCCTGCCGAGCAGCCGCTCAATACGCTGCTGCATGGCCTTTCTGCGCTTTTCCTCCTCCTCTGCGGCCTTGCGCTCCGCCTCTTTGCGGTCGCACTCCCGCCAATAGGCTTGCGCCTGCTCGCAGTCGCATCGCGGCAAAAACGGCTGCCATATCCAAACCTCGTTTCCGAACACAATGCCTTGCGGTTCGAGGGTCTTGCCACAATACTGGCACTTGCCCGGCTCCGGCGGGGTCTTTCGGATTTTCAGCCCCCGCTCCCGCGCCTGCTGCGGTGTCACGAGGTTACTCGCTTCCTTTGAAGCCTCCCGAGGGCTTGAATCCTCCGGGGTCGCTCCCGTTCCTGTCAGTATTTCCCCTATCCGGGTAAGGGCCATAACCGCCGCCCCCTTTGTCCTCGTAGTTGCCGTCTATGACCTTTGCCATGTTGCTGTCCTTAATCAGCCAGTCAAAAGTCGCCTGCCAATTTCTGTCGTTCTTCCCCTTGAGGAAGCTGCTGGCCTGCGCCCGCTGGAACAGTTCTCGAAAGCTGTCCACCGTGTACCCGTTCGCCATCCGCGCCTTGATCGCCTTTTTCCGGGCCTCCGAAAGGCTGCGTACCTTGGGGAATGATGTGCAAATCGTGTTGTAAAGGTCTCGGATTTCCTCGTACACTCCTCGCGCCGGTTGGCCGCCCTCCGGGGCTGCGTCCGTCTTTTTTGGCCTGCCCCGCTTGCGTGGCTTCTCCTCCGGCTCCGGCTCGTCCTCCGGGTCTTGGTCTGCCTGTCCCTCCTCCGGGGCCGTGAACGGCTTTGACGGGGCCGACACGGTTCTCTTGGAGTAAACGTCCTGTAGGTTGTCCACGAGGCTCTGGCACCAAATGACCTTGCGCTCCTGCCAAAGCTCCAAGTCGATGTTCCCCCGCAGGGCGAGCATATCCAGTATCGCGTCCGCCTGCTCCTCCGTGACCTTTGTGAGGGCGACGAGGTACATCTTGTCCGCAGGCTGGGAGCAGTCGTAGTAGTGGCCCTCGCTCCGGCCCAGCAGCTCAAGCAGCTTAAACCAAAAGGCGTACCCATCGTTTCCCCAGTTCTGCTCGAGGATAAACTTTGTCCGGCTGTCCGTGCTGACGAAGTGCGGGAAGTAATCTACCGTCTGTTTCCTTGGTCGTCCCAACGACCGCACCTCCTTTATCGGGCTTTTCCGGGGAGAAAACTCCCCGGATTGCCCCGTAAATTACTCGTAAATGACCTTGCTGCCCTCCGGCGTTTTCACCACGTCCACGCTCTGCGGGAATCTCGACTTCATGGCCGGGTCGTGGGTGATCGCCATTACCTTGAGGTCGCCGTACCGCTGCTGGATGGCCTCGAGCGCGTCGCAATAAGCCTGCACGCCGGGAGCGTCGAGGAACGGCGGTTCGTCAATGAACAGGAATCCAAGCTGCACCCCCGCCTTGCTGCTCTTGATTTCGGAAAGCGCGAGGATAACCGAGAGGGCTGCCTTGACGCGCTCGCCGCCGCTCCTGCTCATGTACGGGAGCCGCCCGGTGTCGCTGTCGTTGATGATGATGTCAAGGGTTGTGACCTCTTTCTTGCTGTTGGATTTCAGCACCTTTTCCGTCACAAACTCCACGCTCATGCGCCCCTGCGACATCTGGCCGAGGATATTGGTGGCCGTCGCCTCAAATACCGGGATAATGCTGCGGATGATGTTGTGGGGAATGCCGTCCTGCGAGAATGCCTTTTTCAGCTCCTCGTACCCGGCTGCCTTGCTCCCCAGCTCGTTCATCTGCTCTTGCAGCTCTGCTGCCTGCTTGCGGGCGAGGCGAATCTGGCCGAGCTTTGCCTGCAATCCGCCGATACGGAGGGAAAGCTCCTGTGCCTGCTGCTGGACGGCCTTGACCTCCGCCTCCGCCGCGTCCACCTGCGCCTGCAATTCCTCTCTGCCGACCGTCTTGCTCTGCTCGTCGGCCAGCTCTGCGCGGGCCTCCCGGATTTCTCCCTCGATTTCCGTCAGCTCGGAGCCGAGTTCCAAAATCCGCTGGGCTGCCGCCGCTTTCTGCTCCCGCGCCACGGGGAGCTGCTTTTCCTTGTCCAGCCAGCGGCTCTCTGCCAAGAGCGTCCGCTGTAGCTCGTCGTAGTCGCGGCTGTAGGCCGCCGCCTGTTCGAGCTGCTTCTCGACCTCGGCCAGC